ATGGATACATTTTCTCAGATGGAACAAGAAGAGCAAGAAGTAGAGGTTTTCGATTATTGCGATAAATGCGAGAAGGAAATTTACGTAAATCAGACGGCTTGGAAAGCTGGAGATGAATTGTTTTGCAATTGGGGGTGCTTAGTGAAAGGCTTGAATCTTGAGTATGTGACGATCACAACCAAGCGCAAGTAGTCGAAACCAGGAGTTCTCTCCTGGTCGCAGGGAGCTGACCTACCCTGCCTGATGAGACAAGTCTACATAGCGAGGCAGAAACGTGGAGCGTCCCAGGAGGCGCAGCGGTCGGCGGAGAGGTTGGGCTGCTGGCGGCCTCGTGACTAATAGAAAGGGGGGAGATTGTGGATCTAACAAAAAGAATGTTGAAAGAGGAATTAGAATCGTTAAACGAAGATTCATTGTTATATCATTTCGGGTATTCGTGCGGGAGATATTTGGAAGACCAAGTTGATTTCCGTTATCTGGAAAAAGTGAAGGGCGTAATACTACGAAGACTTGCAAATAAAAATGACCCGTCTGCCAACGGGCCATCAGTAGAAAACACTTATCAGCCCTAGTCTACTACGACAGCAGTAAGGGCACAAGAGGGAGGTTGCATCGATGAATCTCTTCTGGAAGCTTTCTAACCAGAATGGAGGGTTCGCAGAATTACGGATAAACAACGCATCAGACGAACTAGGTAGACTTATGATCGAAAGAATGGAAGCTTTGCAGTTTGATAGGGGCATTTCAGATGTACCAGAGTTTAAATCTTCGCCAGTTGTGGAGAAGACACACCAGGAAGAGAAGCAAGAAAGCACTACAGATAAAGTTGCAACGGTGGTACAGTCTCGACCAAAACAGTTTCCTTATGTCAACGGAACAAGCTCTCTAAGTCAAAACGTAGGCGAGAAGCTAAAAGAGGCTCTACAGAAGCAAGTTGGTTCAGGAACCAGAGAGGTAGGCGGAATCATGCTATACCAAACCGGTTATAGTTGTCCATCATGCAATCATACCGGTATTCGATATATGCAAGAGACGTGCGATTTTTGTAAATGTCACGAGTGCAAAACAGAGATCAGAATGCACAACGCTACCCCAGAGGGCTTCCCGTCTAGGGACGAAAAGGGAAATTACTTCATAGCAGAAACACCGTGGAATTAATCCACGATAAATAAGGAGGTTTCATACATGAACATCACTGTCACGATCAGCGCACCTGAGCTGGCAAACGCTATCCAAACATTAGCTCAAGCTCTTAGTACTGGTTCAACCGCTGGGGTTATCCCATTCAAGGTACCAACTAATTCAACTGAGAGCGCGGCTGATAAAAAGGGAACGCCTACAGCTGAGAAAAAAGCGGCTAAGGAGGAGGAGAAGGCAAAAGAAGAAGGGACCGGAGAGCAACTTATCCCTTTGGAGACTGTGCGTGCAAAGCTGGCCGCGTTAGCTAAGTCAGGTAAACAAGCTGAAGTGAAAGAGTTAATCGCCTCGTTTGGTGCGTCTAAGCTAACCGACATTCCAGCAGAGAAATATTTACAGCTCCTTACGCAAGCGGAGGCGATTAAATGAGTGTAGCCCACTCTGAACGCGCCCATGCTGTTTTATCAGCATCTGGCTCTAAACGGTGGATGTCATGCACACCGAGTGCCCAGCTGGAGCAGCTGTTCCCGAATTCCACCAGTGAATTTGCAGAGGAAGGGACAGCAGCGCATGAGTTATCAGAGCTACATTTGGGGCTTTATCTTGGAGAAATAAGTAAGAGGACTTTTAACAAAAAGCTGAAGGAACAACAAGCAGGGAAGTATTATTCACAGTCCATGGGTGATTACGTACATCAATACGTTGATACGGTAATTGAAAGAATCAATGAAGCGCGAAAGAGATCAAAAGACGCTACTGTTTTAATCGAACAAAGGTTAGACTACAGCGCTTGGGTTCCGGAAGGGTTTGGGACGGGTGACGTGGTTATCATCTCAGACGGAATCATGGAAATCGTTGATTTGAAATATGGGAAAGGCGTTCCTGTATCTGCAGAAAATAACACACAAATGCGTTTATACGGTCTTGGAGCGCTTAACCTGTTTGGTTTTCTTTATGATATCGAAACTGTTCGCATGACCATCGTTCAGCCCAGATTGGATAGCATTTCTACAGATGAAATCACTGCAGAAGATCTGCTTCTATGGGCCGAGAGTGAAGTAAAGCCTCTTGCTGAAAAGGCGAATGCAGGTGAGGGAGAATTCATTGCAGGAGAGCACTGCAGATTTTGCCGCGCAAAAGCAATATGTCGAGCTCGCGCTGAAGCCAATCTCGAAATGGCCAGGTATGAATTTAGAGAGCCAACTCTATTAACCCCTGAAGAGATTGGAGAAATTTTGGCCCAGGCAGAAGAATTGAAGAAGTGGGCCGCAGATGTGCAAGCTTATGCGTTTAATCAAGCGGAGAAACATGGGGTTAAGTTCCCAGGATGGAAACTGGTTGAAGGCCGTAGCAATCGGAAATACGCAAATACGGATATTGTGGCTGAAGTGTTACTCGCAGAAGGGTTAAGCGAGGATGTGATATATGAGCCTAAATCAATACTTGGGATCTCTGCTATGGAAAAAGCAATCGGTAAGAAGCTATTCAAGCAACTACTTGATGGGCATGTCATAAAACCAGTTGGGAAGCCTACCTTGGTTCCTGAGTCAGACAGTCGGCCAGAACTTTCAACGGCTGCATCAGCAAAGGCGGATTTTGCAGATGATTAAACGTTTAGCAATTCAGGGAGATTACCCTGGCGAGACTATCTATGTTTCTAAACGTGTGTATGAAACGATTCAAAGGAAATCAATTATTACCAATACTCAAATTGTAGATCGAAAGATCGTTATCGAATATAAAGCCAAAAAGGGCGAGAGTTACGGTGTCATGGAGCTGTACGACATCGGACCCGCACCTATAAAAAGGAGAAATCAAAATGACAACGACAAATAAAGACACAAAGGTAGTTACCGGAAAAGTTCGTTTCAGCTATGCTCATTTGTTTAAACCGACTGCAATTGATGATAACCAAGAACCTAAATATAGTGTTTGCCTACTGATTCCAAAATCGGATAAAGAAACACTGCGAAAAATCAAAACAGCAGTAGATGCAGCTAAGCAGGCAGGTGCAGGTACGTGGGGCGGAAAGATACCAGCGAACTTAAAAACACCGTTACGTGATGGAGATGAAGAGCGTCCAGATCAGCCTGAGTATGCAGGGCATTACTTCTTAAATGCAAACTCCAAACAGAAGCCTGGAATCGTAGATAAAAATTGCAGTGAAATCCTCGATTCTACTGAGGTGTATAGCGGTTGCTATGGACGTGCAAGTGTCAACTTCTACGCCTTTAATACAGCTGGTAACAAAGGGATTGCTTGCGGACTTAACAATGTTCAAAAGCTTGCAGATGGCGATTACCTAGGTGGTCGTTCCAGAGCTGAAGATGATTTCGATGCTATTGAGGACGATGAAGAGGATTTTCTAGGGTAACTGGAAAGCGGGGGAGACGAAAGTTTCCCCTTTCTTATCCAAAAGGAGGGGTAATCGAATGGGCACCTACGTAAGAATAAAGCCTGAGACAGAAGCATGGGACTTGATGAATAAGATTTTCACCTTTCAAGAAAAGTGGGTAGAGCATCGTGAAGAGATTGAATCGTTTCTTGGATTTTCTATAGACGGCAATTTATATTTTGATATCAATGATCTAGTTATTGATCGCAAGATGGTCAAACCAGAATGGGAGAAGGAGTTCAAAAAGAACTCTCATCCAGCAGTAACAAAAGCCAGGTCGAAATTAGGACAACAGTGGATTGATCTGTGTAAACGTCTAGGTCTTGAAGTTTATCGAACAAGTGATTTTTACATCAAATTTGGATTTTGGGGAACGTCTTCTAAATATCACAGTATTAACAGCGATTACTTCGTAGAGTTTGATAAAGATGTTGATCTAGGACCGCGTGAGTGGGCAGAAGAAATTAGCGAGCTGGAGTTTCTACGATTAAGAGCTGATTGGATAGAAAAGTCGAACAGCTCAAATGTGGAGAGTGGAAACATTGGGTGAACTAGCTGATTGGCATGTAGAGCAAATGCAAGAAGGGCGGATTCCTAGCGGATATTTAAGCAGCTCAACCCGATCTGTAAGAGCTAACCCAAGAGAAGACTTTGACAAGTGGGACGGCACGACAACCTTATCAATTGATATAGAAACATACAGCAGTGTAGACCTGATAAAATCAGGAGTTTATCCCTACACGGAGTCGCCAGATTTTGAGATTTTACTTTTTGCTTATGCCTTTAATGATGATCCTGTTGAGGTAATCGATCTGGCCAATTTTGAGTTTTTACCTGACCGCGTTTCTCATGCCTTACAAGATTCTTCCATCATCAAAACAGCATTTAATGCAAGCTTCGAACGAACATGCATTGCCAAACATTTTAAAATGCAAATGGCTCCAGAGCAGTGGCGTTGTACTGCTGTTCACGCTCTCACTCTTGGGCTACCAGGTACGCTTGATGGTGTAGCTAAGGCACTCAAATTAACACAGCAAAAAGATAGCGAAGGTAAGTCTTTGATTCGTTATTTTTCGATCCCTTGTAAACCAACTAAAAGAAATGGACAACGTACTAGGAACATGCCAGAACATGATTCAAAGAAGTGGGAGCAGTTCAAAGAGTATTGTATTCAAGACGTAGTGGTTGAAAGGGATATCCGAAGAAGACTTCTACAGTATGAAATTCCCGAAAACGAACAAAAGTTATGGGAGTTAGATCAACGGATTAACGATGGAGGGATACGAGTAGATCCTCAACTTGTTCAGAATGCAATCGCTTGTGATGTGGCAAACAAGGAGCGCCAGCTTGAAGAAGCTATTAACCTAACTGGATTAGAGAATCCAAACAGTGTGGCTCAGATAAAAAAATGGCTATCAGATGCAGCTGGTTTAGAAGTGGAAAGTTTGAATAAGGATGCTGTTCCTGATCTACTTGCACAGACGGATGATGAAACCGTTAAAAGGATGCTTCAGTTGCGTCAAGAGATGTCAAAAACCTCTGTGAAAAAGTATCAAGCTATGCAAAGAGGGCTTTGTTTAGATGAACGTGTGAGAGGGCTTCTACAGTTTTACGGAGCCGGTCGAACAGGACGGTGGGCCGGTAGATTAGTCCAGGTTCAAAACCTTCCTAGAAATAAGCTGAAAGATTTGGATTTAGCCCGTAACCTTGTGCTTTCAAGTGATTACGAATTGCTTGAGCTATTGTTCGGAAATGTATCTGATACCCTTAGTCAATTAATACGGACAGCGTTTATTCCTTCGGAGGGTTGTCGCTTTATTGTATCGGACTTTTCAGCGATTGAGGCGCGGGTAATCGCTTGGCTGGCTAATGAGCAGTGGAGGCTAGACGTGTTCAACACCCATGGAAAGATTTATGAAGCGTCAGCTGCACAGATGTTTAAAGTGCCTATTGAAAGTATCGGTAAGGGTTCCGATCTGCGCCAACGCGGAAAGGTAGCAGAGCTCGCCCTTGGGTATCAAGGCGGTCCAAATGCATTGATCAATATGGGCGCTCTTGATATGGGGATTCCTGAAGAAGACTTACAGCCCCTTGTAGATGCTTGGAGAGCCGCTAATCCTGCAATTAAAAAGCTATGGTATGACGTAGGCAATGCGGCAATTAAGGCTGTAGACGAAAAACGGACTGTTAAGCTTCAGTATGGCCTTGCGATTTCATCAGAACCTGGTTACATGTTTATCCATCTTCCATCAGGGCGTCGTCTTGCCTACGTAAATCCACGATTGGAACAAGATAAGAAATTTAACAGGCTATCCCTAACCTATGAGGGTGTGGAACAGGGGCAGTGGCGTCGTCTTAAAACCTATGGTGGGAAACTCGTGGAGAATATCGTGCAAGCTGTAGCACGGGATTGTTTGGCCGTAGCAATGCTAAGGCTAGACGCCAACGGTTTTAATATGACCATGCATGTTCACGATGAGGTAGTTATCGATGAAAAATGCGATTTAGATACGTTGGAAAAAGTGGAATCAATAATGGGCGAGCCGATTGAATGGGCTCCAGGTCTTCCACTTCGAGCAGAAGCATTTGAAGCGAATTATTATATGAAAGATTAGCTTAGGAGGATATCGATGCGTGAGATTACTCTCGTTTGCATGAGTTGCGGATCGGAAGAATCAAAAATACCAATTGGCAAACAGAATTCCTTTTATGACACTTTTTCAATTCAGTGTAAGTGCGGTAAATGGCTGATAGAAAATGGGGTATTCGCGCAAAAAGAAAATCATATCCGTGCAGATTTAACTCAATAGATTGAGGTCTAAATAAACGGGAGGAGTTCAATATGAATTTGAAAATAAAAGCGTGGGTTACGGGTGGCCCATATGGTTCAGGCATTTATGAAATCCATGATAACTCAGAAGGGTTTCAAGGTTATCTACTTGTTCAAAAGTTGAAAGATAAGGGCCTAGTGAGACGGATTGACCATACCAAGAAAGCAGATGAATACCTCAGTACACCTGAGGGGGAGGCTTACTTTCTTGCAAATAGAACGCTTAGTCCAAGGAGATGAAATAGCATGAAACCTATACCGATGCTGTATAGAATATTGGCCCAGACTGAAACGTTTAGTGTCAAGGCGGTAACGAAACGAGCTGTAACGGAGAAAGAAGCAGTAGCAGATGCTAAGAAGCATATACTGCATCCAGATACGGTAGCAGCAGGAGGGTATAGGCCGTTCGTAGTTCTACCTCTGGGAACCGAAGACGAATGGAAATATGGTCACATTAACTACTGCCCTCGATGCGGTGCATACATCGGTGAAGATTTCGCGACCACAGAACGAGACATGGCCAATAACGAACAGGAGTTTGAATGCTCCAGTTGCGGTGCCACAGTGTATGTGAATATATCGCGAACAGTTGAAGATCTGGGAGGGTAGCAATGACTTATTTGGAGCAAATAGCTAAAATCACGGGACAGCTGCCGCTAGAGGTATTACTCGACATTAATCAACGTATAGGAGATTGGCTTGCAAGTGGAGGGAAAGAAGACGATCCGTATATACAGCAACAACTAAGATTTGCAGAAGGGTTTTTGAAATCGACTAGCAAGACTGAATAAAAGGGAGGAGTTCTATATGAATACATGCACTTGCGGAGGCACACCGTTTACAGATTCTAAATGTAAACCTTGCTTAGAGGAGCTTATTCAGAAAGGGAAGTCGCGGATTGTCGAGTTGCAGGAAAGAATCAGTGATATCGAATGCACTTTGGACGATTCTGAATACTATCTTGAACTTTGGAACAAAGGAAAGCACCCAGAGCAGATGGATGTGTAGACAAAACCATTACTTGTGATAAGGGAGGGATAATCATGAAAGAAAACGGCTTATTGAGTGCACGAATGACAGTGAAGCCATTAAAAGTTTGCTTGCATAAAAAGAACGGTTACATGTTGCAAAGAAACGAATCTGGTAGATGGTTTTTAGAGGGGAAAGAGATTGAGGAAGAACAGGCGATCAATGAGTTGGTAGAAGCTGTTCAAGATTTGGGGTATTGGTGCCAAGTAGCTAAAGATGTGTTACCGACAGAAGATTTCGAGATGGTGCAAGAGTCGTACTCTTACCACGAAGATTAGGGGCATAACACAACACACGATGTGATAAGGGAGGATGCGGAATGGCTAAAACGCAGTTTTACAAGGGGGTTAAACTACAATTGATCCCAAGAAATTACGCAGGATACTCCGCAAAGCGTTACACATTGAATGGTACGAATCAGAATGTATGGATACCTAATAAACATCTTGAGCCTGACGGAACCATTAAGCTCGGCGAGAATATCGATTATATATTCAGGAAAGCGCAAAGACAGCTTGAACTGGCGGGTTACACTGAACCAATCCAAGGGATTAAGAGGCGTACAGTCGCACCGTTAACTAAGGAATAGGGTCTGCGTATTGCGGTCAAAATTCTCTAAACCACTACTTGTAAATGGGGAGCGATGAAAATGAATGCAGTCAAACGGGTTTATTTGAAACAACTAATCGAAGCAGCTTATCAAATGGCTTTTAGCCTTTCAAATAAAGAGGAAGAAGAGTTGACTGGCCAAGAAGAGAGGTTGTTAAATGCTGTTACTCACTGCTCTGAGTTTAATATCTCAAGTGAATCAGTCAATGATGTCGGTAGAACGGTGGCAGTTTTTACAAACACAAGCCATGTCGGTAACTATGAATATTATGAGATTTTCGGAAAACGAGACTTGGTATCGAACGGAACGGTAATAGAGCTGAATAGCAAAAAGTACGTTGTGCTTAGCGTAGTGTTGAAATCGGATAAACAGATCACGTTAGAAGTCAAGAAGAACGATTCAAAGAAAGATTGTTTGTGATAAGGGAGGGGTAGAAATAAATACAAAGTTAGAATGCATAAGAAGTCGGATTGAACAGCTGCAGGAAACAGAAGAGGTATTAATCGTAGCAGGCCCTGCTGGGGCGAAGGTGTTATTACAAAAACAGGCCGATATCCAGGAATACTATTACGCCGATGTTTCAGATTTGTTAGAAGAGCTGGAGCGTGCCGTTGAACGTGTATCAAAGGCAGAGATAGCAGCTAGAAAGTTACGTGGGCGTTTGAAAGCGATAGTGTTGATTCCTTCTACAAGCGCGGCTTCTTACAAGCGAATAGCACTACAAGCGTTGAAAGATGGAGAGGCTGACAGCATATGAACATTTCAGAGTTTGATCAATTGGGTGCGTTTTTTACCGATCATGCCAAGGTGTTATTCGAATATATGAAAAAACTACAAGATGTAGGCTTTTCCAGACAAGAAGCTTTACAACTAGTTATAAGCCTACAATTGCTCTTACTTAATCAGAAGTGAGGCGAGAGGATATGGAGGAGAAGGCTACAGAGTTATCGTTTGCTGAGTTTTATAAAAGGCTTAAACAGGCATTAAGTGCTTTATACAAATGTATCTCCGAGTTCTTCAAGAAGATTTGGAAGGTCTTCTACAAGTCAGTACCCATCACACGACATCTTATTGCTGAGATAGAAATTAAAAGAGGGGTACAAAGAAGACTGTATTTCAGGAAGAAGCGTAGCCAAGCGAGACGAAAAGCGCGGAGGAAATGGGGGTAAGGGACAGGCCGTGTCAAAGACGCGAATAGATAACCCACACCTTGGATGTAGGGACACGTTTATTAAAGAAAACAGAAAACTCGTATATATGGTAGTAAACAAGCATTTTAAAGGTATGGCCAAGTGGTTGAATATCCCTCTTGATGATTTATATAGTGAAGGGTTCATTGGTTTGATAAAGGCCTACGATGCGTATGACCCTTCCAAGGTTGGCGGTCGTCTCTTGAAATTTTCAACTTATGCTGTCCCTTGCATATTTGGAGGGGTTCGAAACCATATACGGGACAAAGAGAGGGCTATTCGAGTGCCACGTGCCATTTACCCTATTCTGTCTCAGGCGGTTAGCTTGCACAAAAGCGGCTATTCTATTGAAAAAATAGCAGATGCGTTGCAGTGCAATGAGCACACAGTAGTAGAAGCTTTAACCTATTCAAAAAATCAATTTCCGAGAGCTTTGAATGAGCCGTTAGCCCAAAAAGATGGTAGCGAATTGGCGGTTTCAGACTTTGTTGGTAAGGAAGACGATTTGTCTGGTGTTTTTGTTCAAGAGCTATTAAGCGGTTTAAACCGTAGAGAGCGGTTAGCTGTTGAACTAAGAGCTCAGGGTTATGATCAGCGTGAGATTGGAAAAAGGTTGGGGGTATCTCAGGTACAAGTTTCACGTTTGCTACTAAAAATCAAAAACTTATGGGAGGGTATCCGTGAAGGTAATGGGGCTCCTCAAAAAATCAATAAGAATCAAGCGGCAGTGGCAGAGTTAAGGCCTAAAAAAGTGGAGAGAAGGGATAGTGTGAAATCACGGAAGGCAACTCCTGAAGAAATGAAAAAACATAACATTCAAACTATTATTGATCTAGCTGACTGGTTTACGGATGCGAATCTACCAGATGTGCCGTCTATTGGAATCAACAGTCATGGGATATCTTTTAACGCTTCAGCCGTGGAAATGATGGGATTAGAGAAAGGTATGAAACTAGAAATCGGCTTCTCATTAGATCATCTGTCATTAGTCATTAGAGTGAGCGATAAAGGTGCGAAACTAAAACGGTTAAATGGTCAGAAGTCTTTAGCGATTGTTAATAAGAGATTAGTTGACTGGCTCTTAGCAAGATCGGTTATACAGAAACGGTATTCTCTTGAAGTTGATCAGCTTACAAGGGTTTGGATTTCGAAGGTTGAGCTTGGGACAAAGGAGAGTGTGAGCTAATGAAAAAACATTCGAGCAGATTAATGGTAATCGAATCCCCTGACGGAAGACGGATGTTAGTCGATTGGTTTAAGTATGGAGTGCCAGAAGGGTATAGGAAGATTACCTCTTCTGCGCCAATTCCAGAGAAATATTGGGAGTTACCTATATACAAACCAAACTAGCTGCTGTTAGATCGTATTAAAAAAGATAAATTTACCAACAGTTGGCAGACTTACAATACCGTTGCAGGGGTTCATATCATATTTTTAAATGAAAAAGCACAAGAAGATCATTTAAGAGTGTTTATAAAGACTACCTAATCACCTAAAACGATTGGGTAGTCTCAAGGAGAGGCTAGCTAAAGAATTATGATTGGCTACTAATTTTATGTAATTCTACTATATCTGTAAAAGTTACTTTTTTGTTAATATCCGTTATTCTTATCTGGCCTTTCAAGTTATCAACTAACAAGTGTAAGTTGTATAGTTTTTCTGATGGTTTGAAAATGAGCTTAACTCTAACTGTATCATTAGGAGCGATTTTCAAAAAATTTTCTTTTCTGATGTTTTCCGATTGTTTCATTTCTGAAGTTGAGAAGGACGTCAAATTAAGTGTAGATATTTCCTGATTACTGTCGTAAACGATCAAAGATGTATCAGTAAGCATGTTTATTCTCGAACCGGTATTTAAAAGGTGAATATGACATGACCACCAAAAATCAAAATTAGTTTCTGAGTAAATATTAAGACGTTTACTTGCAATAAAGGGCTCTAATCTATAAGGGGGAGTTACTTCTTTATCTTTCTCTGCGTACATTTGATCTATATCAAATTTATTCGCGGGCATCGTACGAGTACCCTTTCGGATGGGGATAAAGTTTTCTCTATTTTTATAGCGTCGTAGCATATGAGGCTTATTGTTTGAGCTAGGAATGTGAACAACTATGATGTTTATTCCATCTACATCTACTTCTAAAAACTCAACAGGAAATGATTCTTGCACCTTATTAGCGATAATGTCTGAGAGTTGGGATGCGTCTGTAGGGAGTGTGGTGTGTGTTAGTTCACCTGTATCTCCGTCAATGCCTACAATGATATCGCCTCCACCGTATGGCGAGTTAGCGAAGACGGTTAAATCTTTAGCAAACTCTTCCTTACCTTCGTTAGTTGATACATCCCAGAATTGCTTTTTTAATTCTAATTTTGGGTCTTCGTTTTGAACACCGGTTCTTATAGTGGTGCTAATTCGTAGTATTCTCTCAGGGGTAATTTTCGAAAAAGAATTAGGCAAGTCATACACTCCTTTTAGTAGTATTTACCTATTGATTATAGCAATTCTAAAAAATATCTGAAAGGGCGGCGGTTAGCGTCCGTACGGTAGCAGTGTAATAAGAGAGTGAGGTCGTGTCGTGAAAACACAGAATAGCCATAGTCAAAGAATAGATCAGATAAAAAAAAGAAAGGCCAAACAAGCATTAAAACGACTTTATTCGCTCCCTGGAATGGGATCTCTAAAAAGTCAGGTGGACGAGTTTATCTATTTCGCTAAGATTTCTAAGCTGCGTGAAGAGAACGGGCTAAAATCGGAGGCCCACTCCAATCATATGCTTTTTCTAGGAAACCCAGGTACAGGAAAGACAACGGCTGCAAGACTTATCGGAGAGGCTTTCGGCTATATGGGACTATTGAAAACGGAACATGAAAATATCCCCTTTGTTGAAATACACCATACAGACATCACATCTGAATTGGTAGGAAGAGCTGAAAAGAATGTTGAGAAAAAATTCGAAGAGGCTCGGGGCGGCGTATTGTTCATTGATGAAGCGTACACATTTATCGGAACAGATAGCCATAAATCCAGTGAGAAGGTGGTAGCGGCCATCGTTCAAATGCTGGAGGATATGCGTGACGAGGTGATGGTAATTGCGGCTGGTTATCCAAAGGAAATGGAAGACCTTATGGGCTTTAATCCAGGACTTCGTTCACGTTTTCCAAACAAGGTTTATTTCCAAGACTACGGCATACCTGACTTGCTGAAAATAGCTGAATTCATTTGTGAGGAGCGAGATTACCGAATGTCTTCAGGGTTTACGGATCGACTATCTGTTCACCTATTGCAAGAAATAAATCAGCCTAATTTTGGGAATGCCCGTTCCGTTCGAAATATTGTTGAGAGGTCCATAAAGCGTCAAGCGATGCGTCTTTCAGAGATGGAAGACCCACAAGTAAATGACCTCATGCTTTTAACTGATCAGGATCTGGAAGAGCCTACTACAACAAAAGAGGTACCTGAAAAAGAAGAGCTGATACATCAATTGAAGCTCATTCATAAACGTTTAGAGGAATTAGAATTACTAGAAATGTTGGGGTGACTAGCGTGCTTGAAATCTCATTCGGACGCAACCGAAGCGACATAAATTGGAAACCCGACTATTTAACGTGGGAAGAGTTCGTAGAGAAGCTACGTAAAATCCGTCGTACTAGTGAGTCGATGGCTGAATATGATCGAATGACAAAGGCTCAAAAAGGAAAAATCAAGGATGGACCTGCTTATGTGGGTGGGTTCATCCGAGGTGGTAGACGGAAGAAAGAGAACGTGGAGAATCGTTGGTTAATAACGCTTGATGTTGATCATGCAGACGAGGATTTCTGCTTTGCTGTGGATTTAATCTTAGGCGGTCAAGCCTATGTTATCTACTCCACACATAGCCATCGATCGAACGCTTGTAAGTATCGATTAGTAGCTCCTGTCTCCCGTCCCATGTCACCAGATGAGTACGCCGCTGTAAGTCGTAAACTGGCGGATCAAATTGGCATGACATCTTTTGATAAAACGACATTCGATGCTCATCGATTAATGTATCTACCGAGCTGCTCTAAAGACGCTAAACCGTTTTTGGAAGAGTCGGAAGGAGATCCGATAGACGTTGATGCCGTTCTAAACAGCTATGTGGATTGGCGAGATCCACTAGAGTGGCCACGACATCCAGGTGAAGAGGCAACAGAGAAGAAGCGCAGTAATCGGATGGAAGACCCACGTAGTAAAGCAGGCATTGTGGGGGCGTTCTGCCGAGCGTATACCATTAGCGAAGCGATTGAAACCTACTTAGAAGGTGTATACGAGTCTACGGCTCATGATGGACGGTACACCTATGTAGGCTCTACATCCTACGGAGGTTTGGTTGTTTACGATGAGGATACGTTTGCCTTTTCGCATCACGAATCAGACCCGATTAGTGGTCGAGAAGTAAATGCATTTGATCTAGTACGCCTTAATCGATTCGGGGAGCTGGACGACAATGCTAGTGACCGGACAAATGTGTCAAAGTTACCTTCTTACAAAGCAATGGTGGATCTGGCCATTAAAGATATAAAAGTAAAACGCGACATTATCTCTGAAGAGTTTGGAGAACGAGAAGAGATAGACGAATCAGACTTAGATTGGATGACCCAGCTGGAGATGCATCCGAAGAACCCAAAAGTGGTGTTGTCGAACGCCTGGAATGCTGAGCTCATCTTAACACATGGGGATTTTGCAAACGTGTTAGCCTATGATGCGTTCGGGAATACAGAGGTAATCAGAAAGGATCTACCTTGGCGAAAACGTGAGCGGGTTAATGCCGACTATGAACCGTGGCTGGGGGCAGACGATCGGAGACTGCAGCATTATTTCGGGAAGAAATACGGGTTCAAGTCGGAGGCCGTAATTAAGAATGCCCTAACGGAAGTGGTCCACCAAAACACCTTTCACCCTATTAAAGAGTACCTAGAGGAACAACAATGGGATGGGGTAAAGCGGCTTGATGCTTTGTTTATCGATTATTTAGGAGCAGAAGATACGCCATATACACGCAGCGTCACGAGGAAAATGTTTGTCGCAGCTGTGAAGCGTTTATATGAGCCTGGATGTAAGTTCGACCAAATGCTCGTTCTTGTAGGCCCTCAAGGATGCGGGAAAAGCAGTCTTCTTGCCATGATGGGCCGGCAGTGGTTTAGCGACTCTCTACGGACTTTTGACAATAAAGAAGCGGGAGAACACCTACAAGGCTCCTGGATATTTGAGATCGGCGAGCTGGCGGCCATGAAGAAAGCAGAAGTAGAAGAGATCAAACTGTTTCTATCTAAAGAGAACGATAAGTATCGAGTAGCTTATGATCGACAAGTATCAGAGTTTCCACGTAAATGCGTTTTTTTCGGTACTACTAATAACCATAACTTCTTGAAGGATACAACAGGGAATCGCCGCTTTTGGCCTGTAACAGCTGAGCCTGAACGTCGAACGAAAAACCATTTTGAACAACTGACAGACAAGGAAGTAGGGCAAATATGGGCGGAGGCCTTGAGCCTATACAGGGGCGGTGAATCCTTGAATCTTACGAGGGAAATAGCAGAGATGGCACAAAAGATTCAAGAGGGGCACATGGATACTGACCCACGTGAGGGCTTGGTTCACGAATACCTAAACACCTTACTACCAGACAGCTGGGACGATATGGACTTATGGGCAAGAAGAAGCTACTTAGAGAAGCCTACAGGCATGATTCCAAGAACCCGTGTTTGTGCAGCTGAGATATGGGCAGAATGCCTTGGTAACGACCCTGCGAAAATGAATGCGTGGGAGGCTCGCAGCCTATATGACATCCTGAGAGGGGTGCCAAATTGGAAAGAAAGGGTACCAAGCCGAGGTCAATTTAAAATCTACGGCAAGCAAACCGTGTTTGAAAGGATTGGACAGTAGCATCTATTTTCGTGGACATTGCGGACACTATGAAATTTTCACACGGACAGCATGGACAGTAAAACGGACAGTAGGATTAGGTGTACTGTCCGTGTGAAAAAGCATAACCCTCAAGAGGTTAAAAGCTATCGGGACAGTAAGGACAGTAAATCTATTAAATATAAGAAATATATAAAAGAGCATATAAAAACGCGTATAGGTACACGCGAAACGCATGCTAACGCGTATATTTGCACGCGTAAGGAAATTTAGAGTCATTCTGTCATGCTGAAAATTACCAAAAAGTTGAGGGTGATCAGATGAGAGAGTCAGCACTTGAGCGGAAATTGAAAACGGCTGTAGAAAGCCTTGGTGGGGAATGTATAAAATTCACTTCTCCTGGTAGGAGAGGTGTACCTGATCGCCTGTGCCTTTTTAAAAATTCTCGAATGGCTTTCGTTGAAATGAAGGCACCTGGAGGTAAACTCCATCCGTTGCAAGAGAAATGCAAAAGGGACTTTGAAAAGCTAGGCTTTCAGGTATGGGTGATTGATTCTGAGGCTGGCATAAGGGATTTTGTGGAGGGGTTCAGGTGAGATTCACACCGCATAAATATCAAAAATTTGCGATAGAAAAAATCTTAGATACACCTGCAGTTGGATTGTTCTTAGAAATGGGTTTAGGTAAAACTGTTATCACGTTAACGGCTCTTGAAAAACTGCTATTCGATTCTTTTGAAGCCTCTAAGATTTTGGTAATCGCCCCTTTACGGGTAGCAGAGGATACCTGGAGCCGAGAATCTCAAAAGTGGGGGCACACAAAGCATCTACGGATATCGAAAATACTAGGTGATCGTAAAAGACGTGAGAAAGCTATACAAGCCGATGCTGATATTTACGTGATTAATCGGGAGAACGTAGAATGGCTGGTTAGTACAACAGGTAAGGACTGGCCCTTTGATACCGTGGTGATCGATGAGCTTTCCTCTTTCAAGTCAAGCAACTCAAAGAGATTTCGAGCACTTCGACGTGTTAGGCCGATGATGGACCGTGTTATTGGATTAACAGGAACACCGGCACCAAATGGACTGATGGATCTGTGGGCGCAAGTTTATTTACTTGATCAAGGTGAGCGACTAGGAAAAACGATCACCGGATATAGGGATCGATATTTCGATGCAGGAGCTCGAAAAGACCATATAGTGTATGAGTGGAGAGAGAAAAAAGAAGCGGAGAAGAATGTGTATGAAAAGATTGCAGACATATGCATGAGCATGAAAGCGGAAGACTGGTTGGACTTACCTGAACGAATTGATCGAGTCGTTCCCGTAAAACTAACAGGTGATACACAATTACAATATCAAAAACTAGAGCGGGATCTACTACTACCTTTTGTAGATGGTGATGTGGTAGCTAATACGGCAGCAGTTCTTAGTAATAAACTACTTCAAATGGCAAACGGTGCGGTCTATAACGAAAAGAGCAGCATTCGAGAAATCCATTCGGCCAAGCTTGAGGCACTACAAGATATTGTCGAGGCGGCCAACGGGAAACCCGTTCTTGTATTCTATGCCTATAAGCACGATCTGCAGAGAATAACAAAGGCAATCCCTGAAGCAAGAACACTAGATACCGCTGAGGATATTGCTGCATGGAATAAAGGGGAGATTCCTGTTTTATTGGCGCATCCCGCTAGTGCTGGCCACGGTTTAAATTTACAAGACGGCGGGAATCAAATTGTATGGTTCGGGTTAACATGGAGTTTAGAACTTTATCAACAAGCGAACGCCCGTCTTCACCGACAAGGGCAAATGCAAAAAGTAATTGTTCACCACATAGTAGCCGAGGGAACAATGGATGAGGACGTCATGTTGAGATTAGAAGGCAAAGCGGATGATCAAGACGCACTACTTGAAGCGGTAAAAGCAAGAATAGAACGAGTGAGTAGTGAAAACGAATCTGGAAAAGGGGAAACGTAAATGGGCACACCAATTCCAAAGCGAGCAAATGAACTTATGTCTACGCGATCATTTCCTATGAAAACCTATATACTGTCTCCAGAAGAGCTTGAAGCAGAGCGAGCTAGACTAGCGATACTAACCAAAGACCAAATAGTAACCAAAGGGAAAAAACCAATCGAGTTGATAACTCGAAAGCAAGCAAAAGAGAGAAGAGACAGTGGGAAACTTCCTTCCCCACGTAAAAAACTTTCATAGGTTTAAAACTCAGGGGGTGCTAATAGAATGGACCAACAACTGATTGAACAAGTAACCAAGCTATCTGCTGAGATTGCTATTAAAGCAGCGATGGATCACCTTGAAAAAGAAAAAAGAAAACAAGAGAAAGCAAAGAAAGACTGGCGTTTACGGAACACTAGATTGCTGCTTAAAAACTATCGATCTTTTGTAGCACATTGTGGGAAAATAGATAGAGAGATAGACTCAATACAAAAGGCCGAGGCTTTGGATGAGCTGTATACAGAAGGTTTTACAGTGGAATCAATAAAGCGAAGTAAGCAACGGACTAAAGCGATGGTGGAGTTTATGCAACGAATGCTGGATGTCTATATGTTTATGTGCGAACAATCCAAATTAACGGAAGAAAAACGGCGCTACCAAGTTATCCATGCCTTATATCTTTCAGATAAAAAAATGACGGCTAAAGAAATCGCCAAATGTCACAAAATCGAGTCAAGAACGGTATATAGAGATGTTACAGAGGCGGTAAAAACCTTGTCAGTATTGATTTTTGGAGTAGACGGGATTCATTTTGAGTAATGCAATTTCGTTTCAAAAATCATTCATTTTTTTTTCATTCGATCCATGTTAATATGATAGTGTGCAATAAATAGGTAAACCATTAGAGCCACTCAAAGTGAGACGTCATGCGAAATGTATGACCTAGCAATGAGTGGCTTTTTGATTAAAGTTTTGAGTAAAAAAGGGCGTAAGCCCCCTGTTACGTACCGAACTAAAAATCGAGAAATTAAAGGATAAAAAACACAAAATATAATATCTATTATCTTTTGAGTATGCTATACTTGTCTTACATTATATAAGGCTTCCGAGACTCGATATAGCTCAAAAAACTCAAAAGATAATAGGTGATGATATGATAAATGAATATCTTAATCGTTTGGCCGCTGTTGGCAAAAGTGATAACACGATAAAGACATATCGTAGACAGCTTACTAGTTTCTTTACCTGGCTCGAATCAAACAGTGATTGTAGCGATCCGAAAAGCATTACCTCTATCGACGCGGTAGAGTACAGAAGATACCTACAAGAAACCAAAAATCTAAAGCCCGCATCCATAAACACAGCTCTAGCAACCATTGAAGCTTTTTGCATCTGGATGCAGAAAGAAGGATACATAAACCACAACCCGCTAGCTGACGTGAAAAGAGTGGAGCAGGTGCAAGAAGCACCAAAGTGGCTGACTAAGAATGAAAAGTATCGGGTTATCCGTACAGCTCTTAACGAGAAAAACAAACGTAATGCGGCAATTATCCTCACTTTGCTAATGGCCGGACCTCGCGCGGAAGAGTTAATCAATCTTAAACCTGAAGACGTGTTAATTAGTGAGCGCAAAGGCTCGCTCGTGATTAGATCCGGTAAAGGTAATAAGCGGCGTGTCGTGCCGATTCCTAACGATTTACGTAAATGCTTAGGAGAGTATCTGGTGATGGAGAACGCTACAGGGAAATGGCTATTTAGAAGCCAACGCGCAGACCAGTTGACCTACGATGGGCTGTATAACTTATGCGTAACCATTGGCAAAAAAGCTAATGTGGAAGCCTTAACCCCTCACGTTCTACGACATACCTACGGACACGACTTAGTGGTTAGCGGGGTACGTATCGATATTGTTGCTAAGTTAATGGGCCATTCAAAGATTGATACAACACTTATCTACACTCAACCAGGCGAAGAAGAGTTGCAAAACGCCGTTGAAAAAATCAGTTTCACATAGCAGAAGTCACCTATCAGGTGGCTTTTTTGTTTACAGAAAGGAGGCGATTACATGCACGATGGAAAAAGCCAAGAAAACGGACCACAGCACATGGGAGAGCTTGATGAAGAATTTATAACAGCAACCAACGAGGATTATGAGGGTAAAGTAAATAGCGCTATGCTTGAAGTGGCGCAAGCCCAAGTGGAAGAAAAAAAGAAGAGGACTAGAACATACCTGTCTTCAGAACTGCCCGTCAGACCTTGTACAGGGGATTGTCCTCATCGTGCTACTTGTAAAGATTTCGTGAAAGGCAGGGTAAAAGATTTAGAACCGTGCAGGCCTGAACTACGAAATATCAAGAAGTGGCAACGGGCGTTCAGAAGTGGAAACCTTGACGAACTAAAAGACGAGGCGGGGGCAGTGGCCGGTTCTATGGCTGTTCAGATCGGCAGACTGCTGGAAGCAGTAGTGAAGGATGGGGTAGTGGTTGAGTCTACTAGATATACGAACAGTGGAATCAAGTATATTGAGAAAACAGCTCATCCAGCTTTAGCGACGGCAACAAAAATGGCCAAGGATCTAGGCATTGATCTTAGCCAATTTCTCATGACTCCAAAATCCGCTAAGGATAACGGGGCACAGGTTCAGGTGAATATAGGTATTTCTGCCGATGCTGTCAACGCACGCTTTGCTTCGCGTTTTGCTGAAAAGGATGACAGCTCGTGAGTAAAAAGAACAGAGGACCTACTATTATCACGCCTAAAGAGGTCGATCCAGAGGCTTTACTATCTGTGCTGGCCACAGAAAGCGGATATTTGGAACTTTTAAGCGATCCAGCCATAGAGTTTGATGATTACCAGCGTGACTTCCTAGAATCAACCGATCGATTCCAAATTTACCTAAAGGGTAGACAGTTAGGTTTTTCATTTGTATCAGCAGCTCGTGCTCTTGCGAGATCACAAAACCTTGACGACTATACTTGCATCATAGCGTCATATAAGCAAGACGACTCCAAGGAAAAGATCAGGTATGCCAAACAAATATACGACTCGTTACCAGACAACTACAAGAAACGTAAAATGGTTGACAATACTACTTCGCTGGAGTTTGTAAGTAAGTCTGGCAGGCAGTCAACAGGTACACGTATCATTGCACAGGGTAAAGGCCCCATTCGAGGTAAGGGGTCAAATAATGTTCTCGATATCATCTTAGATGAATTTGCCTTCTTTGGAGGCTGGGACAGTACCGTATACACGTCAGCGGTACCTGTTCTTACAAGGGTAAAACATGGCTCTTTAACGGTCATTAGCACCCCGCTAGGTAAGGTGGGAAAGTTTTACGAGCTGTGGTCAGAGGACAAGAAATACCGGAATTACAAGCGTCGCACTATTTATTGGTGGGACTTTTCGTTGTTGTGTAAAGATGTTGCTAAGGCTCGATTAGAGGCTCCTGGTATGCACACATTACAACGGGTTGAAGAGTTTGGGACTGACCAGCTGCACGAGCTATTTAATGCAATGGACTTAGAGGCTTTCCAACAAGAATTCGAATGCGCGTTTATCGACGATAGCACTTCATATTTCCCATTGGAGATGGTGTATAAGTGTGTAATGAATGATGAACGTACTGATAATAAACCAAGCCAACAAGAAGAGCTCATGGCGAAGGACTTCAATGCATTACGTGAAAAGACAACAGGCTCACTTGGTGGTGGCTATGACGTAGGGCGCCGTAAAGATGCATCTGAATTGACATCACTAGATGGCACAGAAAACGGTAAGATTCTACGGTTTATGGAGACCTATAAGCAGTCTGATTTTGATCTACAAGAAAGGGAGCTTGGTAGATTCCTTGAAATAGCAAAACCGGTTAGGCTGTGCATTGACGAAACCGGTTTGGGCATGCACATGGCGGAGAACTTGCAAAAGAAATACAGCGGCCAAGTTGAACCGATTCCTTTTACTAATCCCACAAAAGAGGCTATGGCCATTGCACTACACAAGGAATTTGAAAAAGGATCTAGCGGAATTCTAATTCCAAATGAACGGGATCTCATTACACAGATCGTAGCTATTAAACGCGAAGTCACAAGCACAGGAGCGTTCAGGTACAGTGTGGAGAGAAACAACAATCACCACGGGGATAAGTTCTGGTCCTTAGCATTAGCTAACTGGTCCATCAATGAGAATAAAGCCTACAGCAAGCCTGTTGGCTTTTCGGTTATGGCGAATCCTGAATCGATACTTTTCCACTAGGAGGTGAACTTATTGAGTCGGATATCGCAATTGACAACGAAAATTTTTGATTACTTCGGATATACAAAAAAAGAAGTAAGTAGTGATAGAAGCAAAAGGGACCAAATTTCGTATAGAGAATCACCTCAAACCCAAGTTTTTGATCAGTTCAATGTGTCAACTGAACGCATACAGATCATTCGAGATGTAAGAAAACTATTTAAAACAGATGCTCGGTTCAAGATAACCAATTTACGTTTAGGAGCCGATGCAACCCGTGGGGGCTGTCAAGTCATTGTCCAGGGAAGCGAATCCCATCGCAAACATCTCAGAAAATTAGGCAAACCACAGCCAAAGAGATTAGTTCCTGGAGCCAATATAGCCCAGCAGGTAATAGATGATTTTATGCGTCGAACTAAGCTGTCTGCTAAATCTACCGAACATTTACAGGTACTTTTGCGTGATGGTGATATCTTTCTCAACCCTATTGTGGATTTAGGCTCAGGGCTTGTTTTTGATGTGAAGAGAGGGCCTGCAACAACAATTAAACGAAATAGTGATGAATACGGTGATTTCCCTGATATAGAAAGGGCATTTAGTCAAATAGATCCTCAAACGCAGATACATTCGTTAATGGATATTGGACCACCTAAGTCGTCCCGCAAAGACTTTGCCTTATATCAAATGAATCACATCCGATGGATGTCCGAAGAGACGGAACTATATGGGACCTCGCACTATGCAACGGCTCGACAACTTCATAAAATTCTTTTGAAGATGGAGATTGCAGCGGCTATACGTCGGGAATTCCGATCTGTCCAGAAGAATGGCCATAAGCTTCCTGCTGGGACGAGCCCGTCTGAGGCCTTGGATTATGCGAGACAAAATCAATTGATAAATGACAAGAATGAACCCACTAATAATTCACACCTATTGACAGATTTTTTTGGAACAGCGGACGTTAAAGCTATTCAAGCTGATGCAAACCTGTCAGAAATGGGGGACATTGAATATTTCGATGATCTCCTGTGGCTAAACCTTGGGGTCCCCAAAGCGATACTTACAAGTGGTCAGAATTTGAATAGAGACATTTTAAAAGTACAGTACCCCCAATATCTTCAATCCCTGGATAGCATGACGGATTTACTGGAGTATGGGGATGTAGGACAATACAGCGGGTACCGCGCTTTAATAGATTTACAACTTATGCTAGCGGGCATTAACCCTACCTCTATTGCCTATGACGTTGTTTGGAGTACGAAGACAACTGAAACGGCGCTGGAACGCCTAGAACGTGTTCAGAAAGCTCGTGGCGCTAATGGTGGCGATATCCTTATTACAAACGTTAAAGCTATTCAAAGCATTGCTGGAGACTTCGATATCGAAGATCCGGTGGAAATGGCTATGATGATTGAAGAGGAAAGAGCTCGAAACGCTGCTTTAGTGGCCAAGTCTCTGCCTATAAAAGAAGAGAATGCAGATGAAGAAGAGGACAAAGAACCGATTACAGACGTGGCGGCTGAAGATCGATCAAAACTTAAAAAAGAAGAGGTCGAGGCGGAGGAGGCAGTCCTTCGTTTTTTTAATGCTGTAAACAAGCGGTTCACCAATTATGAGTCTGATAATGAAGGTATAACGGACTCTGTTATCTTAGACCACGCTGAAGATGAGATCCTAAATGCTCTTGAAGAGACGTGGGAGGCCGAGCAAGGAAAGCTACAGCTTTCATTAGTCAAAGCAATGACGATAGCTGGAGTGATGGGTGCAGAAAAGGCTGCTTCCTTACTCGCAACAGAGATTAAACCACGTATTGTACGTAGTGATATCAGAGAAGATCTGCTTCAGCAGTCAGCTCAACGAATTAAAGACATGAAAGAAACGACACTGAAAAAGATTCAAAAAGAATTAGCAACTGGCTTTGATGATAACCTTGGGTGGCGCAAGATAGCAAAACGACTGGAGCCTATTATTTTGGATGAAGCACGAGCAAATTTGATTGCCCGTAATGAACTAAGCTGGGCTTACGATCGCATGCAAATCCGAACCTATAAAGGCGCTGGCGTTAAAAAAGTCCAATGCGATGAGGTTATAGACATGCGTACCTGCGATAAATGCCGATCTAGACACGGTAATGTCTATGATATTGACGATTACCCTGGTCTTGCCCATCCGTTATGTAGGGTTAGTTGGCTGCCTGTAGATGAATAGTAGTTGAAAGGTGGTGGTTTTGTGTGACCGGAATAGTATTCCCATCATAGCTGCAATGAAAGGAGGAGAACGTGTGTTTACAAATCTACTGTTTAAAATGAACCTTCAATACTTTTCCAAAATAGGATTCGTACCAGGAGAAGAGCCCATCAAAGACGCCTTAAAGGACGATCTGCTAATGCAACAGATTTTAGAGGCGAGTAGCGCCATTGCTCTTCTGTCCATTAAGAAAAGTCTGGCCAACACCCCACTAACAGAAGTGGACCGTCGCATTTACTATGAGGCAATCGATGCACGAGCCAGAGCTGAATTTAGCACTTGGTCCATTGAAGAAGCCGCAAAAGAGGAGTCCGGTGAGAAACAGAAGCCGAGTATAGGCTTTACCGACTCAGTTGAACCACTTTTTACTGTTTTAGAAGATAATGCAGAAGATCAAAGAGAACTTTGTTTTTCAAGAGCTGTGCCAATCATAGACGACGCGGGGAAGTCATCAGGTTGGTATCGTCAGCCTGTTTCGAAAGTTGACGCAATCAATGGCAACAATCGTCTCTATCCAAAAGCTGTTTATCAGGCCGCCCTCGATTCATTAAAATCTACTAATTTTCCATATGCAGGAGAGCACCCACACCCTCGCTGTTACAAAGGCACAGATGGTAGGGTGCTTTTTGATTCGAGTGTACCTAATCAAGCAGTTGTATTTCGTGACGCCAGCATTGATGCAAATGGTGTCGTCTGGGCTGAGTACAAACCTTTGGCTACAGATATGGGAAAACAGGTCCAAGCGATGTTAGATGACGGACTGCCGATCGGCTTTTCTAACCGTATGACCGGTGACATCATTACGGCCAAAGTGGAGGGCAAGAACGTCGGGGTTGCAAAGAGACTATCTCTATACACCTGGGATGTTGTTTTAAACCCGGCCGAACCTGAAGCTTTCACTAAACCAATAGAACTAACCGATTCGGCGGTAGCAATTATTTTGGATTCACTATCCAAGGAGGATGATAAAATGAAAAAGAATTTCCTTTCAATGTCATTAGATGAACTACGTACATGGAAGAAACAAAATCCTGGCCACGCTGACATGGCGGTATGTGATGCTGCTATCGAAGCTAAAGAAAAAGAACAAGCATTAACAGATGAACTTGAAAAGTTAAGACTTGAAAAGCAAAAACGTGAACAACAAGAAGAGGAAAATCGCAAGAAAAAGGAAGCACAAAAGGCTCTTGTTGATGCTGTTAATGAACTTCCTTATGACAAACAAGTAAAAGACGGGCTACTTCAAAAAGGCGCTGCTATTACGGACGCTTCGGAAGTAGCCTCTTTTATTGACACCGAAAAAGCCTTTGTCGATGCTATCCAAATCGATAGACGAAAACAGAGCCTTGGGATTTCTTCTGGAAGAGCTGCTATTGTTAATCAAGAGGTTCAAGTCGGTGCAGAAGGTCAGCCTTGGAAACCGATTATGGATAACTTGATGGCAGCATTTGATGATCGATTACGTTCAACAGAACGTAACTTCCACGTGGATACGGAAATGCGAAAAGCAAATACGGAGATCCTCGATCGTGTTATGGCTAAAATGGAACGCGACAATCATGAACAATACCGGCGACATATGCAAGATCTAACAGATTCGGCCCAATCCATTGAGAATGGAGCCATTACCGACAGTGCCATGAGTTCAACCGGAGACTTCGCACAAGCCGCTTTGATTTCACGAGCGTTCATGTATCAAGTATGGCAGGATTTAAAGTTTGCTCAATTAGCAATGGCAGAACCGTTCTCAGGTTCAACCTATAAAATTCCGGTTGAGTTCCAGGGACATGACCTGTACACACAGGATGATTTTGTAACGGGAGAATACGAGGGTATCGTAACCGAGGGTGTCGAAACCTTCTTCCTAGAATTTGCGGCGGAATGGTTCAAGCGAGGAACACTACTTTCGAAAGAGGCACTGACCGAACTACAAAGCGGCCCTATGAATTACGACTCACTTGCTCGCAATTTAGCCAATCTAGCAGCGCGTTTCCAACGAGTCAAAGATCAAAAATTAGGTTTGGAAATGATACATGTTTCCGATGAATACAATGCAAAAACAGTAACAGATGAGAAGGTAGAGGTTGCTGAATTTACTAAAGCCTCTGGCAACGTTCCTTCTGGTTCGAATGTTGCTTTTATCGCTACTATGCTTTGCGGGAACCCATCGGGAACTGTAACAAAACAGGTACCACCAATTGTACGCCCACGTACAAAAGTATGGCTTGACCAGTTTGGTAGAAAGCAATCTGCTATCGTAAACGATATCGTGGTTAAAGTTGGGTCAACGGTGCTTCAACGTGGAACATGGGACCCGATTAAAAAGTTAATTAATAACGGAGATTACGCAATTGATTTTGAAAATGCGAAAGCTTATTTTACAGAGTCTTCGGGAGTAAGCGATTCTAATTTACCTACCCTTACTTACGCCTATGCAACAAACATCTCCTTCTTTGATCTAACGGTTCCTACATCCTATAACGGTCGAAGCTCTTTGTATTACAACAAGCTTTTGGAGCAACTAGACTACGAGAAAGCGTATATGGGTTCTGCACCGCGTTATGTAACACCTGACTTTGCACTTGGTAGCCTTAATGCGATGGTAAATCTTAAAAATGCAGAGCTGTTTTACAAGTGGGCAAGCCCAGAGGGTACGAACCTTTTAAAAGGTAAAATGTGGTTTGCAGATCGTAATGGTCTGGACATTGGAGAAATGAATACTCCTTGGGCTGCTGGAGATCAACGTATTCTCCTTGGTAAAGTTAACGCTACCCGTCTTGGTATTGGTAGTCCTATGGCAATTGAGGGGCCAGAAGCCTATTACGATCCAAAAACAACGAGAATAACTTCTGCCCGTCAATACTTTGCGACTGAACAAGTTGCAATTGCTACGCCTCTTGTAATTGACGATGCAGGTAATACGTATAACCCTCCTTATCGTACAATCAAACTGTTCAATAGCTAGGAGTTGATAACTGTGAAGATTAATACAGGATGCTCATTTCTTCATCCGTTAACTGGTCAGATGATTCACCCTGGCCAGACTTACGATGAACACTATAGATATCCAGATCAAGATGAGTCGGTAGAAGTGATTGAAGATGAAACCGAGTTTGACAATGAAGAAACTCCTGAGGAAGTAGTAGCCCAGGAGTTTCTTACGTTAGAGGAATTCGACAAATTGGAGGCAGTCAAACAAAAAGAAGTGTTAGTAGGAAATCTAATTGTTTCTGCCGAGGACGCAGACGCGGTTAGCAATAAAGAAAAACGTCTGCAATTGTATAAACAGTTCTTGGAGGCGAATGCACATGATGGAGCTGGTCAAGAAGTTACGCTTTGATCTAGGAGACATGGAAGAACCCTTTTTCTATTCTAACGATGACTTAATCAGTAGATTGACAGAAGCAATCTACGATTATTCTCGCTATCGTCCAAGAAGACGAAAGGGCTTAATCAAGCTAGTACCAGGTGTGACAGAATACGAGCTTCCCGAAGATTACCAAACCTGGATAGAAGGCTTAGCGGGGTATGAGATTCTTGATCGTACCCTGATAACTCCTTTCACACCTGCTGGCCATTCTAAACTAAGCTTTCATTACTACGCAGACCATACAATTGAAAGCCTATCAGTAAGAGACCATAGAATTTTACTAGATTACTGCATGGCGAAGATCCTATATGAGATTGTTCGTGAGGGCGCAGAGATCAGCGGCTTAAAACTTGGTAAAGGGCTACAAATTAACTTTGATAACTTTGATAAAATCGCACAAGAAGCAATTTTTCGCGAGAAACGCTATGAACAATCGGTGAAGAAGCCTATAGGGATGTGGACATAATGAATGCCTCCAAGTTGGCCAAGAAAATCAAAAGAATTATTGATCGGCACATCAAGCAAAAGGGCTACGAGGTAGAAGCTGTCTTGCAAACGTTGACGGAAGAACAAACATCTAGCGGGCTTTCAATTATCGATAGAAAACAGCCTGAACCTATAAAAGAAACCATCAAAATAGTTGTTACGGGCCACTCCATCGATGAGGAAGCTACTGCTTTAGGAGATAATCCGGTGCAAAAGCTAGAGTTTATCTCTATTGAAGATGGCACGGAGCCACCTGAAAAAAGAGTAGAAGAAGGAAAGGTTCTCGTTTATGACGGCAAGCAATTTAATATCTTATTAGCTTCTCCTGCGACTTTATCGGGTGAGCTCATCATTAAGGAATGCCAAGCGAGGTCGATGTCATAGTGGGTGATTTTAACGACTTGTATCGTGTGCTAGGGAATATCCCGCATTTGATGGCGAAAGCTGAGAGGAATACGCTGAAGAAGGGCGCAGCCGTTGTAATGGGCGCAGCTAAAAAGAAGCTGGGAACCTATCAAGGGGAATCAGGAGAATATAAAGCGTGGGTAAAGCTGAAGCCAGAAACGGTCCGTAAAAAGCACATGTCCAAAACAAAGGCCGGTGCCTTAACACGAGCAGGAAAAAGGTACAAAGAGAAACATGGAGCATGGGGAGCTGGTGGAAATGACGATTCGCCATTAGTTGATTCTGGTAGCTTGCGACAAGCAATTACTACGGACGAAAAACAGATTAACAAAGGCGTGGCATATGTAGGAGTGGCTTCTGGATCATCTGATAGCAAAAAGGGTGATCCAGGAAGCTATGCAGCCGCCCATGAATTTGGATACGAACCTAAAAATATACCGGCCCGTCCGTTCCTACGACCTGCACTCCACGAAAATCGGGATCAAATAAAAGAGATCGCTAAAAAGGAAATAATTAAAAGTCTAAGGAGACTTTGACGATGAGAGATCCACTTGTGTCGGCCTACACTGCCTTAGAAAAAGCCATTAAGACTGTTCACGGTTCAGGGTTTCTTGTGACTAACGATACACCGAACCCTATAGAGACTAAAAAAAGAGTCCTTCCTGCTGCTAATATCACGTATGTTAGCGGTACGTCTGAAAAGGCCCTCATGAGGGAACACCATCCACACGGAGTGCTTTCGAACGGGAATGGTACTTTTACTGTAGGGACAGAAGCAGTACGGTTTCATTATCTCATCCAGGTTTCCTTTTTTGCTGAACGGCCAAGCCAAGCACAACAATTATCTACCAAGTTTTTAGCTTACATCGAAACAGAAAATGAGATACCCATCCCTGAAGATAAGTGGGGGGACCTTGTACAGATTTTCATCGCTTCTCCACCTCTACCACCACGTGGCGAGCCTAACCTATACCAAGTGGATGCAACCTATCAATGTTTAGGACAATTGATCGTAGAGGAACAAGTGAATGCAATTGATGTGAGTAAATTTAGACCAAAAATAACGTAAAGGAGATGGTCTTGTTGACCATATTACGTGGAGTTACATCGCTACAGGATTACGCACCTGATTTATACGTAAACGAACTACCTGTGCCTCAAAGCGAAGAAATTAGTACACCACAATTTATCTTGGGTTTTGTAGGCGAATTTGATAGAGGTCCACTTAATAAATATATGTTAATTTCTGAAACACCATCGAAACGGTTAATTGAAATAGCCGAGCCTATTCTCGGCTCATCTACCAAAAAACTTGCGGGCAATCAATTGCTAGACCACCTACACCATGCCCGTATTAAAAAGGCGGCTTTTGTGCGAGTCTTAGGAAGTGGACACCAAACAGCTAGTTTGCACCTGAAAGATCGCCAAGACAAAGAGACAGCACGCGTTTACCCAAAGGCCGGTCCTGGAGAGTACGCAAACATTTTTACTGTTGAAGTCCAAGAAGGAACAAAAGCAAACACCTTTAAATTGATCTTATGGTCAGACTTAGGTGGGTTTGAAACCTATGACAACCTATCAAAAAACCCAGAAGATGCTCGTTATGTGGAGAAAGTAATTCAATCCACCAGCGAGCATTTTGTATTTGAAGATGTCAAAGCGGAAAAGGATTTCGACACAACACGTCCAGCGGTCATGGCCAGAACCCAATTGAAGAACGGTTCGAATGGGGCTCCTTTAACGGATCAAGACCGTATAGGCTCCTTTGATCCAGGAACTGGTGTCCGGACGGGCCAGAGATTACTTGGTGTTATCGGGAACATTTTAACGGATGTGGCCCATATCAATTATTCAAGTCCAGAAGTAGACAAAGCATTGATTGCCCTAAGTGAGAAGCATAATTTTATCGCTTACATTGGGACAACTAAAGCCCAAACGATTACGGAAGCCTCTGAATACCGAGTTCAGTTTGACAGTGATTTTGGACAAATGGTTTATGGCTATTACAGTTCGACAACTGGCCAACGCATCTCCGGAAGTTGCTTATCAGCTATCGCGCACGTGAAAGGCCAAATAGAAGACTCCGGACTTGCCGTTGAGTGTAACTGGATTGCTGGTACTGATCAAGAACTTGAATTTGAGGACTACCAGGAGCTTTTCACTCATCAAATAGCGGCTTTCCAGCTAAAACCATCTGCTAAAGGGGATGGATCTTATGCTTGGCGAATGGCTAACGATTATACGCTTGCTAAAAATGATGTAGCGGGAGATCCAATTGCTGATAACAAGAATCGAAAAGTGAATCGCCGGCGCTTGAATAGCTGGATCGAAAAGCAATTGGAGGCTGTAGCTGCACCGTGGCAAGGAAAGGCCATGACCAAGCCGATGAAGGAAGCAGCAGACATGCGCATTCGTACTTTCTTCGATAACCTGGTTAAACCGACCAATCCATTAGAGACAAGCAAAATCGAAGCTTATTCTATTCGATTTAATTCAAAGGCTCAATCAATCGATCAATTCGTGCAAGAGTTGAAAGTCAAACATTATAACACTGCTGAGTGGATTCTATTGAATTATCAAGGTGGTACAAACGTGGAGGTGGATGTTTAGTGGCAGAGGCGGGCTTGCTTGGTAAAAAGCTAGTAATTGCAATAACTGATTCGAATGGTAACGTCTTGAAAAAATCACCTGAGATACTGAAGTGGTCTGAAGAGGAAATTACGACCGAAGACAAAAAGCATCCTATTGGTGAGGAGACTGAATACAGCACCAGCACGATAGATGGATGGAAAGGCTCATTTAGCGGCCAAGACACGAACGGTGCTTATGACGACATTGTAGATGCTAGACTCAAATATCAAAAAGAGACAGGTGATACACTCTCTTTTTCGATGTTTACAACTAGAGTCTACAAAGATGGAACGGTAAAAAAATACAAGTTTACAGGCGTAACCTTTAGCGGATTTAAAGCTGATGTAGACGGTGGTAGTAAAGCAGTTAACAACTCAATCAATTGGCATGCGACAGAACGCATACCACTATAGGAGGGCTTATAAATGGAAAAGGTACTATCAACAGGTAAAAAAATTACTCTTCGTAAAAAGAAAGGCCAGCACCATTTTGTTGAAAGGAATCTCCTTTCGACTGTGCAAGGTGATGGTGGAACAAATCTTGGTGGAATTACACTAACAGTATTAGTTAAGGCAGTAGTAGGTATTGAAAGCGTAAATGGGGAGGCAGTCGAAATTCCTGAAAATCTTGTTGGACTTCTGGAATTCATGAATAGCTTTGAATATGAGGAATGGGATGAAGTAGAAAGAGTTGTGCTTACTCCGGAGGAGAAAGCTAAACTTGAGGAAGCGGCAAAAAACTTGCAGGAGAGCCCTGGTTCAGAAAAAGAGTAGAACTAGCTATAGGCTCAGGTGCAGGTATATCGTATTCCGATACGATGGAAATGGACGACGAAACAGTAATGGCGGCAACGATTATTGCTAACGAATGGAATGATAAGAACCCTCGAATGTTTTAATTTGGGGGTTCTTTCTTTTTGGGAGGGAGGTACCTCTTATTAGTACGATTTTAGATTTAGCTATTGCTATTAGCTTAACTGACCGTGTTTCAAGTGCTTCTCAACGGATTGTTAGCCAGTTTAAGTTGATGGAGCACGCCACAGATCAAGTACAAAGCAAAATGAACCGTTTAAAAAACATGGCCTTTGGCGGCGGCGCTCTCGCGGTAGGTGGAGTCCTGGCATTTAATTCGATTGTAAACGCGGCAGACGAGGTTGTTACTAGAGCTGGTAACTTGCAAGAGATCATGACAGAGATCAAAGCACAGACATTCGGCAAACAGCTATTTGATCCATCCAGTGCCAATGAAATCACGCAAAAGATGAAGGAAATTGAAGACTTGTCTACCCGTTTAGGGCTAGAAACCACATTTTCAAACCTGGATGCTGGAGAGGTAATTCGGGATTTGCAAAAAGGTGGTTTGCAATACAAAGACATCATGAATGGCGCGGCAGAGGCAACTATTAAGTTTGCACAGCTAAACGAAATGGCGCCAACGGCTGCGGCTGAACTGATGGTACAAACGCGAGCTGGGTTTCAGCTTACTGGTCAGCAAATGCTCGAAGCCGCGGACACGGTGACAAAAGTAGCAGCGGCTTCAAGTGCTGGAGCTGAAGATATTAACCGTGGTCTTGGCAATATGGCAGGGGTAGCCTCTCAGATGTGGGGCACAAGAGGAAAGTTTGAACAGGTCATGGATTCCTCAGCCTTGGTAGCATTAACCCGAACACAGACAGCAGAGGGCTCCAGTGCGGGTACATTTGTGCGTAACTTCTTAGAGCGACTTGTACCTCAGACCAAACAACAAACCGCGTATATGGCTTCTGTAGGCTGGCTAGATAAAAACGACAAATCGCTTTTCTTAGATTACTCAAAAGACCCCCGTGGGCAATTAAAATCTGCCACAGAAATAGCAAAAATCCTAAGGAAAACAGTGGGTAGCAATAAAATTATTGCGGATGAAAAAGCCGTAGAGAAAGAATTCGCCTTAGTTGAACAAGGAATGGGAACAGATAAACTAATCAAGCTATTCCACAAGGTTTTTGGTGAACAAGGTGGGCGAACTGCCTATACGTTACTCCGAACAGGTGAAGGATCTCTAGAAGAAATCCTCGATAACGTAGATAAGCAATTATCTTTAAATGATCGAGTCAAGATGCAGATGGAAAACTTTAATCAGGTTAAAGATACAGCGGGCGAGGCATGGAATACCTTCTTAACCTCCCTTGGATCGCCTTTACTGGAATCAGGCACAAAGTTTTTTGCGTTTTTAAACGACCAGTTATCGGAGGCTGCTCTGTATTTCCAACAGCATCCTGAAGTAAGCAAGTATATGTTTGCAATTGCTGGAGGGATTGCGGCTTTAGCTGGAATTGGCGGTATTATCACAGTGACGGCGGCTTCTTTTGGTGCCTTGTCATTAGGACTAAGCGCGGCCGGCATCGGTTTAGGAACTATCGCTTTGGTAAGTGGAGGAGTCTTACTTGCAATTGGAGCAATAGCAGGTGGAGCTTACTTGATCTACAAGAACTGGGATGAAATCCAGCCCTATGCAGAGGCTGTATGGGATGGGATTAAGGATGCCATATCGCCAGTTGTGGATTGGGTGAAAGGGAACGTTATACCTGTCTTTACATCTATTGGTGATTCGCTCGAAGAACAGTTTAAACGAATAGAGGGTTGGGTTGGCACTAATAAGGGCAAAATTGAAAGTTTCTTTGGCTTCTCACGAAAAACAGAGAGGGTAGGGAATGATCCAGAGGGTAAAGAGGTGCTGTCTTGGAAACCACCTAGCTGGCTTAAAGCGGCTGGAGGAATAGCAGCGCTCTTTATCGGAGGCAAAGCCCTTGATAGGACTGTCTCGACATTAAGTAAGCTACGAGGGGTAATGAGTGCTGTAGGTAGAATCGGCGGCCCTATTAAGTTCTTTGGTGCTTTTATTCGTGGAGAGGTTGAAATGAAAAAGTTTGGTGGGATTTTCAAAAAGACTTTCGCTCTCCTAAAAAAAATACCTGGTGTTTCAGGCATTACGCGTATTGGTACTGCCTTTTTTGCAGTGGGCAAACGGATAATTGGTGTATTGCCAGCTATCACGCGCTTTGGCGGTCTATTTGCTAGAGTGATGGGGGCAAATACTAAGAAAATAGGGATAGGCATTATGCAGATCGCTAAACTTGGTGGAAGCTTTGCGTGGTTAGCTGCACGTGCTTTGTGGATGGGCGGACGTGTTGCCTTAGCCTGGGTGATTGGTTTAGGCCCTGTCGGGTGGATTATTGCTGGAGCAACAGCGTTAGTGGTGGCTGGTATAGCGGCTTGGAACTCTAACTTCTTAGGATTCCGTGACAAAATGACCGCCCTTTGGAAATACATCAAGGAGAAAGCCTCTGCCGTATGGGATTGGCTGTCAGGCCTTCCTTCTGAAGCAGTACAGTGGGGCGAAAATTTAATGAAAATGTTTGCTGAAGGCATAACAAACGGAATCGCATGGGTAAAGCAATCGGCTGAAGATGCAGCGAGTACCCTCAAGCAGTTTCTTGGTTTCTCCTCACCGACTGAAAAAGGCCCTGCTTCGAAGTCAGATCGATGGGCTCCTAACTTAATGAAAATGTTCAGCGAGGGAATTACTGATTCTCTTCCTTATCTGCAATCAGCAACAGGGACAGTAGCTGAGGCTCTACGTAGTAAATTAAATGGATCCATTGAGGTAGCACCAAAGCTTCATAGTAAGGTGCCACACGATGAAAGCCTATCTGGTGTTACTCCTGCTAGAAGAGTCTCACAACCCCAAAATACTGAGTACAACAGCCAACTCCCTGATTTACATTTCCATGTCTATCAAATGCCAGGAGAAGATACCGAAGCTCTTGTTAGACGAATTAAACGCGAAGTTTTAAACGAACTTGCCAGAACTGCTCAAAGAGCTAATATGACGATGGGACGCGGTGCGTTTGGAGGGGCTACGTAATGAGAGTTGTCCTTGGAGGCATAGAATTAAAAACGTTCGAAAAACCCGATTCAATACCTTTAGGCGGGCAACAAACATTAGCTATTAATCGATTCCCTGGTGGGGATGTAAGTATACAAAACATGGGACCACAATATCGGCCGATCACATGGACCGGTATTTTTATTGGTCCAGATGCTTATGACCGGATGATCCGGATCGGGAATATGCGGACGGCTGGTAGGCCTATCACTTTTGAGACGGAGAAGTACTCGTTTCCTGTTGTGATTAGCGAGTTTCTACCCGATCACAGGACAAATAGGCGCGTACCATTTTCTATCACCTTGGAACGGGTTATTTCTCAGAAAGGGAGTGGCAGCGCCCAGAAAAGCGACCCGATAGCAAAGGCTGTGCAAGCTGTAGCAAAAGGCAACCCAACTCCTACACAAAATAAGCAACCAGCGGGTAAAGAGAAATACACCGTTCAAAAGGGAGATACGCTATCTGGTATCGCCCAAAGAAAAAAGAAAAAGTGGGAAGACATCTACAACAGCAATAAAAAGGTACTGGTTAACGGTCCTCATAAATTAAAGCCAGGATGGGTGATTTATGTTTAACGATCCATTGATTAATCGAACAGGCCCATTTAGACCTACAGGGACCCCCATTGTAAAAATTACAGTCAACGGAAAGCCGGTACCTCACTGGCTTTCTTTTCGTGTAGAGCTAAACGGTTTAGGCTCGATTGACAACTTTGAAGTAACGCTACCGTGGGAGGTAACGGAACAAAAACCCGATCATGAACTCCTCTACAGTGGACCAAGTAAATCGTCACCACTTACAACCGGTCCTGCAATTGTTAGCATTGAGCTGGGGTTCGAAGGAGAAGGCAGTCTACAAAAATTAATAGAAGGTGACATGGACTATCCCATTTGGAATTTCGCCGAAAGCGAGACTGTGACCATAACAGGTAGATCCTATGGAGCAAGAGCCTTCGATTTTAAAGAATCTATCAAAATGCAAAACATGACGGCCAGTGCTGCTTTTAAAAAGCTTGCTGCTCAACACAATTTAAAACCTGTGGTACCTGTGGCGACAGATACCTTTATCGGTGAGTATATTGGCGAAGACCACGCAAATGCAAAGCGAGAGGTATCTCACTGGGATTTTGTTTTGTATCTAGCGCAGAATGAGGGGTTTACCACTCATGTTAGGGGGAGAGAGTGGTATTTTGGGCCACGTGAGAAGCTCCCGAACTACATGAAAGAACCTGTCATTTTTACATGGGGGCATAACATTAAACCGGGACTTCAAATCGAGCGAGCGCCTAAAGCGTCTCGAAATTTAATCGTTGAGGTTATCTCGTGGATACCAGGACGGGCGAAGAAGAGAGGAAAAGGGAATCTCAAAGGGCAGCGGATTGTAGAAAAGGCATCTTTTGCAGGCTCCTCATCCGGAGAGAAAAAAACACTGCGCTACTATTACCCCAACGTCACACGAGATCAAGCTCAACGTTTGGCCAGAAAAAAGCTAGAGGAGCTGTCTAAAACACAGGTCTTTGGCTCGTTTCCGACAGATTGGTTTCCAGACGTTCAGATCGATCGACGCATTTCTTTGCGGGGCGTCGGTACGGTTCTTTCACAGGACTACTTTACGTCAAAATTGATTGTCTCAGGGCAAATGGATTCAGGAATCGAAGCAGAAATTGAATTCACCAATTTAGAAGCTGACGACGGAGGTAAATTTGGATGAGGTTTCATGCAGAACAGGAAAAAGCATTTGATCGCTCCTTACCTGGGTCAAGCTTTTCTTTCGCTACGATTACAGGTGTCAATGAAGAAGAACGCTTGCTAAAGGTTGTTCTGGAGCCGTATGGCAATGAAACAGGGTGGTGTCGCGTGCTAAAGGACACGTTTTATCCTATTCCAAAACATAAGGATCATCCCGACCCAGACGGCAAACATACCCATGACGATCATGACCCGCAATGGCCATACAAACCAGGGCAAGAAGTATTGGTGGGCGCTATTACTGGAATGGGGCATGAGCAGTACGTTGTTCTTGGCTTAATCGATCAAGGGGCGGTGAGTGATCAATGACGGATTTTGGGAATGACATTATGATCGTCAATAACGAAATCGTTTGGAATGGCGATGAGATCGTCATGGTAGGCGGGGAACGCAATGTCATACAACAAGCGTACCTACGTTGCCAAGCAGATTTAGGAGAAAGCCTGACCTTTCCAGAGTATGGTAGCACATTGAGAGGATATCAAGGTAAGTCATTTACAAGTGAAAGTAAGATAGCAGCCGAATCCGAAGCCACTCAGCGTCTATTGATGGTAGGAGATGGATGGATCGAAGAGGTCTTGCGTTGTGACGTTTCCTTGATCGAAGTCAATGAAAAAAAGAAGATGTTAGTCCAAGCGAAAGTAAAAATCAGAGGGGTAGAAACGCCTCAAGACATGGATTGGAGCTTCTAAAAAGGGGGGTGATACGGATTGAAGTTTCCGTCAAAAGATGAGTTCACGCAAAAGCTCGTAGAGTTTTTTGTTGGCGAGGGAAAAGTACTATCGGATTTACCTAACCAGTGGTTTACCAAGTTTTTAATCCTTGCCCTACGGGAATCTTTGTTTGCGATTATTATCGTGATTCAAGCTGTGTACGAACAGATAACCACGCTGGGGGCAAAGGGCGAGATCCTAGACCAGAGAGGATATGAATCGGGTGTTGACAGAAAACAAGCTTCGAAGGCTATCCACTCCGTCACTATTTGGAAAAGCGCTCCTGTCTATGAGGATACCCCTGTACCTGATCACTTTTTAGTAACAACAACACCAAACGGTAGCAACCCACCTATCATGTTCCGAGTGATAGCAGGTCAAAACAAAAGCATCATTGCCGGCCAAAGCTCCGTTGAAAATGTCTTGATTGAATGTGAGGAAGAAGGTGAAGTGGGGAATGTCCCGCCTAATTCCATTAACCTTATTGCCCAAGCGGGCTTTGATTATGTAACTGACTCGAAGGTAGTTAGCTATGGAACCGACCTTGAAGACGAGGAAATCTATCGTGGACGAATCTTGGAAAGAAGACGTAGACCAGGACGCGGCGGTGCTGAAGGCGATTATAAATTTTGGGCCGAGAGTGTACAAGGCGTTGTTTCTGCACGTGTGATTCCTTTACATCGCGGCAATGGAACTATTGATATCAGCATTGCGGGAGTAAACGGAATTCCAGATCAAGAGGTTATCCAACGGTGCCAGCAATATATTGAAAAAAAGGCACCCGCAGGAATGAAGGATGGCGGCGTTTTAGTGATAAGCCCTACACCAATAACGATTGATATTACGATATCTAATACCGTTTGGACTCTGGGGTATGATCTTGAATTAGGATCTCCGCACGTTATTAACAATTTGCGGCACTATATCGAGAAAATATCCAATAGGGATCGAATCATTCGCTTTTTAGACATCATTACTATCGCGAAGCAGACATTTGATCCTGAGGACTCGCAAAAACAAAACCCTATCCTACTTGATTTTGTCATGGAGCACCCTCTTGAAAACAGGGCGCTGGCTGAAGACGAAATGGCGGTAGTTGGGGAAATTATCGTGAAATAGGGTGGGAGTATGGGGTTTAAAGATTTCATCTTTAGTTTGTTTCCTTCTGGATGGCTAAACCCCAGCGCAGAAGGAAACAAACGCTTTTTTGGGGGACTTGGCAAGTCCTTTGATTACGTTTATGACTTGGCCCATCAAGTCGAGCTAGAATCATCCGTATCGACAGCCGTTTTTACTTTATCCGATCGAGAAATCGAATGCGGTCTTGCCCCCGATCCATCTCTTGATGTGGAATTTCGTAGGGCTCGCTTGATCGCGCGGACGCAAGAGGAAGACGGTCCGGTTAACACGGAGGATTTTGAAAAGGCATTAGGGCTTTTATCAAATGGGATAGCAAAGGTAATTCCTGATCACGCAAATTACTCTGTGACTTATCATCTTGAATTCTCAAAATCGCTCACACTTAATCTATTACTGCTCGAAGAATACATCCGGAGAAATAAGCTCGCCCATTTAGCCCATTCTTATCAAATAGCTCCTACTACGAGCTCCGTACAATTTTTCACGGCAGAAAAGACAACCGTATACGTATCCACTTACCAGGAGTGCGGGACGTTTGTCGCGGGAGGTGAATGGTCATTAGCTTAACAAACAGTTGTCTTGAAGTTTTAGCAGAGCATCTATTAACCAAAGTAGTTTCTGCTGAGGTGGAGCTTGATAACAAAGTCGTACAAGCAGGCTTAACAAAAAACCGTGAAGGAACACTAGTGAAATTTATTATTTCTCTAGGAGCTGACAGTAGCGGTGTCATTACAAATAGGATTTTAAAAAACGATATGGGTGAAGTGTTCTGGAGTGATCAATCTGGAAAGGTTCGGATCATAAAACCGAAAAGAGATATGCAGATCGTTATCCCAATAGACGTAAGTTGGCTTGAAGGAGGGGGCAAGCATTGAGTAGATCAAACCCGATAGCATTATTCCAAGATCGAATCTTGGAGCAAAATCCTGATAATACGCAGGAGTACCGGTACAGGCTTATTGCTACGGATAAGCCAGACGAATTTTTAGTGAAGTTAGCTGCTCCAGTTGTCCAGCATGGTACCCCGATCAACGCTGCCATACTTAATAGAATCGTAGAGGAAGTAAATTTGCTGATGGGTACTTATGACACAATCAGACGTTTCCAACTAAATTTTATCGCTGCGACAATTGAGCAAGAAACGAAAAACAACGCTAACCTAACCGGTGTGGATGCAAATATTGTGATTGAAACGTTTCGAAATTTGGACGATATCAACTTATTAGAAGGGGCCTTTGATGGAGTGAATCAAAAGGTCTATTTGCCGTGATACAAGGAGGGCAACCATGGATTCGAAAATCACAATACCGTACAAATGGAGTTTTTATGACGATAACCAAGGGATCAATCATAGCCGCATACAAGAGGCTATTATTAAAAAGGGTGATCTAATAATAGGGTGCATTAGGTCATCGAGTAGTGATGAAGAGCTTGAGATTACTTCGTCTATCCCGACAGGTATTTCATTAATCAAATCGATTAGTTACAATACTGCAGGGAGTAATAACCCTGATTCTATATCAACCCTTGTTTATCAGGCTACGACTGATATGACTGCAACACTTACTTTTCGTGCACGTAGGTATCCTAATAATATAAATTTTTCAGTTGCTGCTATTTTTCGTAACGCAGAATTAGTTGCAATTAATAATAATAATAGCAATGATAGCAATGATAGGGGTACGCCAGATCAGATACTGCCTACAAACAGATCAAACGGTATGGGAGTTTTATTAGTAAACCGATACACGCCTAATGAAAAGACGGAAAAATATACTAAAATCTTAGAAACAATACGTGATTCTGGGCCAACCATGTTGACCTTAGATAATGTACGGAAACAAGATGCAATGCCTCCTTCTATTTCACACTCTGGAGGTCTTTACTCAGCAATAATAGCTATTCTATTAGCCCCAGCTTTAATCGGTCCTGATAAACCAACTAATCTCAGTCCATCAGGGTCAAGTAGCTCTCCAGCCATGGTAGGTTCAAACCCTACATTCGCATGGTCATACAGTAGCCCCGATGTCGGGAGCGTTCAAAAGGCTTATCAATTAGTTATCAAAAAGAAGATAGATAACAGTCTATTAAGAGACACAGGCAAAGTGGCTAGTGGTAGTAGTACCCATAAAACACCGGTATACTTCTTGGCACCGGACACGGAATACTACTATACAGTAAAAGTCTGGGATCAATACGATAACGCTAGCCCAGAAAGTGATAGGCAGTATATTAAAGCATATAAAGCCCCCATAGCTACTCCTGTATCACCTCTAGGAAGTGAGGACAAGCCTGGGGGTGCCAGCTTAGCACCTACCCTAAAATGGGAGTATTATGATCCCCAAGGAATCGAAAAATACGCTTTTGAGATAAGGATAGTGAGAAAATCAGATAATTCTTTGGTTAAAGCCCCCGCCTTAGTGATATCATCTCAGAGCCAATACGATATGCCTCTGGGTGAACTGAAGGCTGGAGAACTTTATGCTTGGACAGTTCGGGTGATTTCAGAAGAACATATAGGCAGCGTACACACGCCAATACAATATTTTATTACGAATACACCGCCTTCTGCGCCAACGCTGACTTTACCCGTTAACACCCACAGGACGAGTACCAATCCGATCTTCGAAGCCATAGCTGGTAGCGATCCTGAGAATGATAAACAAAGCTTTGTTATCAGGATTGCATCAGATGAGCAATTTACTCAAGATATCCGTTATTACAACAGCGAATTCAATTATAAAAACTGGAGCTATCATGACGGTCATGAGTGGCAGCCGTTTGAAGACTATAAATTAAGTAACGATATCGTTAAAGGGAAAAAGATACGGTTCGATATGCGTGATAGCGAGCCTCTACTAAAGAATAAAACCTATTATTGGAGCATGGCTGGGGCAGACGGGGCAACAGGAGCATTTGGGAGCTGGTCTACTACCCAATCAATCCGAGTAGGAAATGTTCTTCAGTTCCAGCTAAAAGAGCCTATTATGGATAAGGTGGAAGCTCACAGGCTTGTGATGAATGCTGTGTACAAGATAGCAAATGACGGGGCTAATCCAGCTAGACTGCTGGTAGAGGTAAGTAACAACGCGTTTGACGATTCCCCCACATGGGAAGACATGACACAAGCGTTTCTAAACAGAGATTACCTTGAGCTACAAAACCGTTTAAAACAAGCAGACAAATGGGGTTTAAACGTGAGAATCACTGTCTTTGCTAATGACAGTTTAGGCCCGATTGAATTTGATGCGTTTGGTTTCTCTTACGACTAAACGGGAGCGGGAGTGATATGGATTGGAAATTGCAAAATCAACGGATTTAGAAAAGATGCGTGCTGCTAAAGAGAAATTGGAGCAAGAGAAAAAGGAACTGCTAGAGAAGGTTGAACAGCTTAAAAAAGATAAGCGGGATTTAATGCTCACTGTCACTGATATGTACGAGGATAATCTGAAGTCGAACAAGCGGGTTACAGATATCATGATTACTGTAACAGAGCTCTATGAACAATTTTTAGAATTACAATCTGGAGGTAACGCCTAATGGATTCAATGATACCGATCTACTGCTCCTTGATTAAGTCTGGGGACAAAAAATTGGACCAAGTGCCTGAGAAAATTAGAGATAAAGTTGAAAGTCAACTGAACGCCAATGAAGCTGATTAGAAGAGCTTTAGAGGCGTTTTTCTTTTGGCTTTTGTTTGGGAAAGGAGGTGAACCCATCATGGCTATTGCGACTATATACGTCTATCTAATACTAGATGGCGATAAAGCCTATCCGCAAGTACCGGCCAAAATACAACCTGAAGTGAAACGACAACTTACAGTGCTTGGGTACGAAGACTTAGCCAAGTAGCGCCTTATCATTTTAAGAGGCGTTTTTTCATGGGGGAGCTGATAGGCTCCCTTTTCATTTTTACCCCAAAGGGGGTGATAAGGAGAGAGAAACATGGAAGAGAGTGTAATGAACACATTGCTTCAACAAGGTCCGTTTGCTGCTCTGTTTGTTTGGCTATTATTCTCTACCAAAAAAGAAGGAAGAGAGCGTGAGACTCAACTAGTGAAACAGGCTCGAGAGCGTGAGGCTAAACTCATGGAGCACAATGAGCGGATGGTTACTCATTTGGAGCGTAATACATCTACATTGCAACAAATCGAACGTAGTTTAAGCGGGCTAGAGAATGACATTCAAGAATTAAAAGAAAAGGTGGGCTAAGGATGATAGAGATAGGCATAGTGATTGCGGTAGTAATGGCGTCAGGAGCATGGCTGAAAACGCGAAGCTGGTTCCCAAACGATTACATTCCTCTGGCTATTGTTGTGATGGCAGTAGCCTATAATGCGATCAATGCGCTAATCTACGGGGGCGATTTACTCGAAGCTGGGAAGATTGCGTTTCTTGAAGCAACAGCCGCTATTGGTATTCACTCAGGTACAAAAAATTCATTTCAGAAAAGAGATGTGGAGCAATGAAACCGGATGATTTTTTCTCCAAAATAGCACCTATTGCTATCCAAGAAATGAAGAGAACTGGCATTCCTGCATCCTTAACCATTGCTCAAGGAATCCTGGAGTCAGGATGGGGAGCCTCTGAGGTGGCGGTTAATGCGAATAACTGGTTTGGCATTAAAGGCGTAGGGCCAGCCGGAAGTTATGAGAGAGATTCTCCGGAGGAAGAGCATGGAAAGAAAATAACAAAGAGGTCTCCTTTCCGAAGATATCATGACTGGGAAGATTCAGTTCGTGACCATTCGGAATTTTTACTACGCCCACGTTACGCAAAGATTATTAATGCCGATTGGCGTACTGCTTGCCATGAGATTGAGAAAGCGGGCTATGCAACTGATTCGGAATATGCTGAAAAACTTATTAAACGAATCGAAGAATACCAACTTTACAAATATGACCAAGGAGTTGATAGAGTGGCCACACCTATTTTGATTATTGATCCAGGACATGGCGGTACTGACTCAGGTGCAGTTGGAAATGGAATGCGTGAAAAAGACCTTACCCTCCAAATTAGTTTGTATCAATTTAATCGATTCAAGGAGCTGAGCCTACCAGTAGCAATTACCAGGACAACAGATACCACTCTGAAACCATCACAACGTACAGGAGCCGTTAAACAGAGCGGAGCTAAGTATTGTATTTCAAACCATATAAACGCCGGTGGCGGAGAAGGTGTCGAGGCGATCCATTCGATTCACGTCACTGACAAGCTTGCGAAAGTGCTCGCCGAGTCCGTTGAGGATTGCGGCCAAAAGTTCCGTAAGGCGTATAGCCGCCAAGGAAACGGAGGCACTGATTACTATTTCATGCATCGAGAGACCGGCGCGGTAGACACCACGATTGTGGAATATGGTTTTATCGACAATAAGGGGGATGCCGCACGTTTAGAGGCTAACTGGGAGGCATATGCAGAGGCTGTTGTCAAAGCATTTTGTGAATACGTTGGACATCCTTACAAACTAAAAGAAGGAGCTGTATCTATGGGAGATTTAGATAAATCATTAGAGGCCCTTGTAAAAGCAGGCGTCATCAAAACTCCTGAGTATTGGAAAAGCAATGCTGTTCAAGGTGGGACGGTAAAAGGCGAGAATGCGGCAACTTTAATTCATAATATGGCTAAAAAATTGGGGGTTTAAGGGATATGAAAACAACAGGAAACAAAGCAGTATTATTTGCTGGTGTGCTTGGATCGATAAAGCTATTAACAGAGGCTTACGGGTACAGCATTATTACTGATGATCAAATTAACGCGATTGTGAACGGTCTTTCAGCTGTAGTGGCTGTAATAGCTGCCTTCACAAATAACTTTAAACACAAAACAAACTAGACAAAATGCCATCCAAGCGATAGGCATTTTTCTTTTCCCTTACGCACACATAATCTACTACATCGCGGGAGCTGATACGATGATCTTTAACATGGACTGCATATCTGGAGCAAAACAGCATCTACAAGACGAAACTATTGACCTACTCATTGCCGATCCGCCCTATAATCTAGGTTTTGGCGGGACGAATTTCAGCAAGACAAAAAAGCCTAGATTTAGTATCATCGCAAATGATCGGTTAAGTCCAAGAGATTATCAACGATTTACCTTTCAATGGCTCCGAGAAGCGTTTAGGGTTTTAAAGCCAGGAAGGCACATTTACGTGTTTATCGATTGGCGAATGTATCCCCTTTTATATTTATGGATGCAGCGTGTCGGTTTCCTTATAAAAAACTGCGTGGTCTGGGACAAAGGCCGTATGGGAATGGGATACCAATATCGCTATCAACACGAATTTATTATTTTTGCTGTGAAGGGTGATAAGGCTCGACGTATTCCTAGTCGACGAACAATAGATATCTGGCAAATTCCAAAAGTAGCGGGGCAAAAAGTGATTCATCCCACCGAGAAGCCTGCTAAACTTATGGAGACTATCATTCTGAACAGTAGTGAAGAAGGCGAAACGGTAGCGGATTTCTTTTTGGGATCTGGTCCTGTGGTCGAAGCGGCCAACAAGCTTAGCCGTAAAATAACAGGCTTTGAAATAGATGAGGTTTATTTTAATTTGGCAAGTAGTAGAAGAAAATCGCCTCCTTTATAGGAGGCTTTTTTAATAATATAGAGGAAAAAAGTACCATGTATAGAAGTAAGTATTTATGTCGAAAGGAGGTAAATGATGGAGCAAGTAGTAAGCGTAGTTCATACGGAAGTACCTAAAGTAGAAGGGCACTCATATTTTGATGGCGGTTTATTTCAGTACATAGGATGGTCAATTTTAGGCGGACTAATCACGTTTTGTACACTTGGATTTTGCTATCCCTGGGCTTTATGTAAAGTTTACAAATGGAAGATCGAGCACACAATAATAGAGGGCCGACGCTTGAAATTCAACGGGACAGCTGTAGGTTTGTTCGGAAATTGGATAAAATGGTGGTTATTATGTTTTATAACACTTGGTATTTATAGTTTCTGGTTGTTTATCGCACTTGAAAAATGGAAGACAAAACATACTACCTTTCAATAAGAAAAATCCCTCTGACGGAATTTAGACCGTTGGAGGGATTTTTCGATTATTAGGTTGTGGGGTTGTCATTTATTATTTTTTCGCAAAAGATTTACTAATAAAGCAATGGTGAATGATTGGGAGATTGCAAGTAATATAACCATAAGCTCAATAAAAGTACCTTTGATATTTCCGATAACTATTAACACTAAAAACATTATTGCCATCGTGAGTAACCAGTATAGAATAGTGCGTAATATCATAGAAGCATCTCTCCTTAGATCAATAGGTTATAGTGTCTAACATTATCGGAAAAGCTCGTAATAAGGTCAGAAAAATTAAAGCTCTGGATACTTAAACTCTATACCAAAATCCGCTACTTGAGTAGTTGTTGCAGGTTGAAGGGAAAGCCCCACGGGCCTATAAGAAACGGATACGGAACCACCTATAATTTTATGCCCATATTGGAATTTAATATTAATCGTTCCTCTTTCATTTTTATCAGCGTAAACATATTGAGTAATGTATCCAGAGTGTAGTTGTCTATTTCCCATTTGTAGATCATATTCTGCTGCCACACCAATACCTGGGTCCCAATCGGATGCTTTTGAAGAATCTTCACATTCCCATTTCTTTTTAAAAGCTGGTTTTGTACAGTAGCGATTTTGATGATCATCTGGTTTACCTTTTGAGGTCATTGGTAAAAAGAATTTGGCTGTTGAAGGGTATCCGATTGACATTTTATCAGTTAACGTCCACATTGGGGGTTCTAACCACTCGAAATTACCGTATAAAAAGTATTTTCGATAACCCTTTCTATCACTTTCGACTTCAAAAGCTTTTGCCTTTAACTTTATTTCGCTAAAATCATCTTCGTCATCCTTCTTTTTGGCCAATGATTTATTCATCTCAGATTGACCTTCATCAAATTTATGTGTAACCGTTTTTGAACCAATTTTTTTAGCGCCTTGATCAATCAATGCTTGCAAGATGTGAGGAGGCATATCTTCTAGTTCTTCTTCATCCAAGCCAATGTCTGAAATAAGAGTTTCACGTTCACTTTCTTTCAATTCTGTTTGGGTTGTTTCGGCATAAGCGCTAAAACATAAACTTAAAGATAGAAACACAGTAAGAGCGGAAATCAAGATTCTTTTCATATTATTTCTCCTTTTCCTATTATTAAGACTAGAATACTCATATTTGAAAATTATGTCAAATATTGAAATAATAGTTTATTGCATCTATTTTTGTTGGTCGATCTTTGAATACCATTTCTAACCATTGATTAATCCCCTCACCATCCACTAAAATAAGAACACACATTCGTATTTGGGGAGATGTTTTGATGACTAGTAAAATCCTTGATCCACTTGTAACAAAATTTATTTTGCCAGAACATGCAGAAATGTTACGTCAGTATCATGAGGATAAGAAACTGGTTGAGAAGCCGATCATTGAAGAGGATGAGCTGGCCGAGTTTTGCTACAGGATATCTGACTCACGTCAGTATGACTATGCCTTAACGATTAGCTGGTGGAAAGAGACAAAAGAGGGTAGAGGAGTAATCGAATCCGCCTGGGGATGGGTAGATAGGTTTGATTCCCAATTTAAACAGATCAAGCTAAAGAATGATGAGGATTTCTGGTGGATACCTGTGGAGGATGTCGTCAGTGTAGAAGCCTAAGCAGAGTATCTTTCAATTGCATAAAATGTATTGCCTGTGGGAACAGGGATACAGCAAACACCCCGCCAGGTTATCAATGGCGGGGTTTGATTATTTAAACAGTTTTATTAGATACATAGTGTTGCTCAAAAACAAATATCATGCAGATTTTTTATTTAAGAAATAATGTATGATATTTGTTTTCCTAAACCATAATGTGAGTATGAAGTTAATTTTATCCAGGAATGATTAAATATGGCTAACAGAAATGCAGAAAGAAGAGATTTAGCAGCAAAGAGGTTTTACAAAGAGTGTAAAAAAAGAGGATATAGGGTTTTAGGTGCCTATAAAAATAGCATAGAAAAGGTGAGGTTATTATGTAAAAATGGCCATGACTATTACGCTATTCCAAAGAATTTTATTTATCTCAAACATTCATGTTTGAGATGTAAAAAATTTGGAAAGGAACAAGCGAGGGCTAAATGGGAAGCTCTAGTATCTGGAAATAGATATTCTCCCTTAGAAAAGTATAAAGGAGCTAAGCACAAAATTTTAGTTACATGCAACGTATGTGGTAAAGACATCTTGGTGGTACCATATGAACTCTATCTTGGTATTAGAGGTTGCCCGTGCTGTTCAGGAAATGACAAAAAAACAGCAGCGGAAAATTTCTATAGGAAATTAGAATTAAACAACGTTAAACCCTTAGAAGAATACCAAGGAAAATATTCATTTGTTAAAGTTCAACATAAAACTTGCGGGGAAGTTTATAGAATACAACCGTGTAGATATATGTACGGGGAATTTAATAGAGCTAGATGTAAAAAATGTAGCCGATTTGTTACAGAACTACTTTTAAGACACAAAAAGGGCGAAATATCTACGAAAAAAGTAATTGAAATAGTTCAGAAGAATGGCTGGGAAACCAGATTGGAGGATTTAGAAAATGAGTTACTTGAAAGAGATTATCGAAATGCCTGTTGCGCAAATAAAAATTGATGGAAATCGTTATCAGGGTTTGAATGAGGATATTGTGGAGCAACTAAAATCTAGTATAGAAGAAGTAGGATTAAAGAACCCTTTAACTGTTACTAGAAATGGGGTCTTAGTGTCCGGTCTACACAGACTAAGAGCTTTATCAAATTTAGGGTATGATACAGTCCCTGTAATTTTAACTGAAGAAGATCCATATAAGAATGATATTGAGCAAATTGATGAGAATCTTGTAAGACAGACCCTATCATTCATCGAAAGAGCAGAGCAAAACGTTAGAAAAGTGTCTCTTATGATAAAGGAGCAAAAAAAGCTGGATAATACAAATTCGTCAGAAATGCACATTTATCTTGAAGACATTATTACATGTCAGCCTGTTCTCAATAAACTAAAAATTGATAATCGGGATTTTACAGATTATAGAAAGGTTATCTTAAATCTTGATAAGGGTGTAATTGATTTCTTGAAAAAGTTGGAGTTAGAAAAAAAGCTACACGTGAACAAGGGAACGTATCTTACTCTTTCGAAGCTACCTATTCCATGGCAATATCGTTTTGTAAATGAATTAGGAAATAAGAATCCAAATATCGCTGCCTCTGAATTAGAAATTGAATATAGTAAGTATTTAACAGAGTTACGTGTGCAAGAAGTTAAACGTAAGGAACAAGAAGCAGCTAGGAAACGAGAAGAAGAACGCCTTCGTATTCTGGAAGAAGAGCGCAAAAAACAAGAAGAATTATTTAAGAAACAAGAAGAAGAACGCAAAAAAAGGGAAGAAGAAGCAGAACATAAACGTCAATTATTACTTGAGAAAATGAAGAAGGCAAAAGAAGAAGAGGAACGCCGAGAATTACTAAAACGGCAGGAAGAACTGGAACGTCTAGAAAAGAAACGTAGATTAGAAGCTGAACAAAAAGCTCAACAAGAACGAGAGCGTCTAGAAAAGTTGCGGTTAAAACAGGAAGAGGAACGTAGAAAAAGTGAGGAAGCCGAAGCAAAACGCCTTAGAGAGGAAGAAGAGAAAAGAAAGCTTGAAGAATACTATAATGTTCACAATACGCTTCCTCCAGTAATAAGTAATACAAACATAATATCCACAAATGTTGTTGAAGTTAATAAGAATGATGCACCTAAAACGAAGCATAGGGTTATTCATTTTAAAGATCCATTTACACTATCTACGCTTTCAGAAAAAGCAGATAGGCGTGAATGGATTGATAACATAGAAGATGATATTTATCGTGTAAAAGAAAAAATGCAAAAACATGAAACTGTACTATTTATCTGTTTTAACAAAACAGACATCTTAAAGGTTGTTGAAGAAATTGAAAAACATAGTTAACCTCAAGAAAATCCATACAGCGAGGAGACCACATATAATGTTTGTAAATGCTATTAAACATCAAAACAATATAGATTTAAGCCATCTTGTTTTACCGGTTATTGGTACATGTACATCTTACGGAAATCGATATACAACAGTTTTTGACTATAAATTGCTTAATGACAAGGATTTGGAGCTCTTCACGAACAAGACAGCGCAACGTACTGTAAAATTAAAACGAGCAGAAAAGATGGCTAAAGACTACTTCAACATACTAACCAGAGAAAATGAATTAACTCACGATATCCCATTCCAATCAAGTTTTGTATTTAATTTAAACTTGAAAGAACATGGTCTTTCAGAAGCAGATGTTTTTAAGGATGGCAACATTCATATCCCGGTTATTAAGCATATCTTAAGTGTAAGAGATGGTGGTCACCGTAAAGTTGCTTCTACTTTGCTGATAATGATGTTACAGGATAAAATTGATACAGTTAAAAATCCATCAAAACGTGCATTTTACGAACATGTTTTACGCAAGTTTTTAGACATATCTTTTACAGTTGATATATACGTAGATCTTGAAGAACATTATAGTAAACGATGTTTACTAGATTTAGGGAAAAGTGAGCCAGTTTCACCAGGGCGTGAATATTATTTCATTCACAATGAATATGCAGATGCAATTGAGTATTTATCAGATTCAAATCAAAACAATATCTATATTGATTTGGATAGCTCGAAGTATTCAAAGTACAACGGCTTAGCAGTACCTTTAAATTATGTCTCAGATATTATTCAAGTAATAGGAGGGGCGCTTTATACTCAAGGAAAGTTAACTGCTGCAGAAATAAATGAGTATATTGTCAATTTTTTAAGAGAGATTTTTTCCACGTTAACTATTGATACATTTAGTTTCAAAAACAGTGATCGCACAGAACACCTAACATATTTAACTGATTGTAAGATGAATTTTTTTAATGCGATCAAGCGCTTATTAAGCAAAGAAATAAGAGAAGTAAGGGTTCATATAGTGAAGGAGGTTGTGGGTGCTGATGTTTTATTTAGTAAACTGACTAGTAAGCCGAAGAGAGAGGTGCTCGAAGCTTTTGCTGACATTGATCTAATTGATAAGTTTAATGAAGTTAAAGAATTTGTACTAACAGATGATTTTAAAACATATGCACTTGCCAAAGACAAATAATCATTGCTTGAGAAGATTAAAGCAAATATGCAAAGATTTTGATTTTAACCTTACCACTTAAAAGATTAGAAGCAAACTCCCATGGATTAAAATAATCCCGGGAGTTTTTTCGTCAAAACCTCCAATTACTCGCTAAAGGATTCGACAAAGGCGACATGTAATAACGTAATAACCGTAATAGCGGAAGCGAGGCGAGGATAGTTGATAAAAAGTCGGTTGAAAGTGATTTTGGCCGAACGTAATTTAACACAACAGGAATTAAAAATGAAAATGAAATACCCTGTTGCAAATTCTACTTTAAGCAATATTGTGAATGGGACAATCCCTAAACTAGAGACAGCATCAGATATAGCTCAAGTCTTAGAGATGAAAATTGAGGATATATGGATATTTGACTAAGAGACCATTCACAAAATAATTTAATGTGGACAGGAAATATTTAGTGTCGATGGGAATACACTGTACCATCAAGATTAAGGAGCTGGTGCAGATGTGGATTGTTCATCAACGGATGGCAGAGCTTTGGTTCATCAATAAGACAAGGGAGCTTACCGACTCGGAAATGACAGAAATGAGTCATTGTCTGAGTGCAAACGCTCAAAGAGCTTGGGAGATTGCAAAACTCAAAAACTTATCCTTGATCGCCAGTATGACGAACGACACGGGCTGGCAGCACGAACTATGCTCAAGGATAGAGAAGATAGAGGGCTGAAATGAAAAGCCCTCTATAATGAATGCATTTTATGCGATTCTTTGCTTTAGTTTCGCGAAAGAATGATCGAAATGGGAAGGTTCCATTGATTAGTTCATTAAAAACACTGCCACCCTACTGCCACCGTAATTGGAGGGGAGAACGTCGATATAACAGGCTGTACTAGAATACACTATGATATTTCAGCACTTATAAAACCTTGTTATATCAATAGTTATAGGATGTAGTAGAATACAACTAGATACAGCTCGTTGCTCAATAACTACATGAAGCATTTATGGCTGTTTTACGTATGGATGACAAGTAATAGCTGATAAATAAAGGGTTTTACGATTTGTGTTAATACCAAAAATTCACTTCCCCCACCCTATAGCCACCAAAGTGGTAAAATGGTGGGGGATTATTTTAGCCTCATACTACAAGAAAATTTGTTATTATAAATTTTTGTTGACAAAAAAATTTTTTATGCTATAATTTACATTTAAAATATTTGTGTATATAATAAGATTCTCCTGGCCAGGGGAATCTTATTTTTGTTATATGGGAGGATTAATGTATGAAGAAAAATGAGTCAAGTTTAACTTCCTTACTATCAGCCTTTGGCCGAGCATACCACAGCAAATATGACACACCAAAAATTTTTGATGATTTTATTGCAAAAGAATTAATTACCCCAAGAGAATTTTCAGATATTCGTGAGAACATGATTAAAGGAATTCCATTCTTCAATAAAGAAATTGCAAAGAAGTTTCAAGATCATCCAGATGAAATTTTAAAATGGATTACACAGGTCCAACTTTCTCCAACTCCTTTAGCACGTGCTGCCTATTGTGAAAACGTATTATTCCATGAAATGTTGCTAGGCGTAAAACAGTATGTCATTCTAGGGGCTGGATTAGATACCTTTTGTTTCCGACACCCAGAATTAAACGACAGCTTAGAAATATTTGAAGTTGATTATCCAGCCGCTCAAGACTTTAAAAAGATAAGGTTAGCAAATGCTAATTATCAAATTCCGAATAATCTTCATTTTGTGTCAATAGATTTCACCAAAGAATTTACGATTCAAAATCTTGTTGAAGAAGGTTTTATGCCTAACAAAAAAACTTTCCTTAGTCTTTTAGGTGTTTCTTATTATGTAACAAAAGAGGAAAATGCCAACTTGATCAATAAATTATTTGCCGAAGTTCCATCAGGAAGTTCTATCGTTTTTGATTATGCAGACGACAAACTTTTTGAAGAAAAAGGAATGTCTAATAGAGTTCAAAATATGGTTCAAATGGCGTCAGCTAGTGGTGAGCCAATGAAATCATGTTTTTTTTATGATGAAATGGAGAAAATGTTAGAAAACTCAGGTGTTCTCATTTATGAACATTTATCACCAGTTACTATTAATAATCAATTTTTTCGTAATCGTACAGACTATTTGTCTGCATTCGAAACGATTCATTACATCCATGCTGTAAAAAAATAATATTTCTGTTAATAACAGACTGACCTCTCGATCTTCCCTATGGTTGATCGGGTAATCAAAACGATCAAAAAAACCACAATAAATTAAAAATTTCAAAAAAACGCCACTTACAGCGTTTTAATCAATGCCCAGGATCATCTCTGTTTGTTTTTATGTTATTAATTTGCGAAGATGATAACCCATGTTTTGAAGAAATGATTTCCATAGAATGAAGATCAAAACTTGAGGGACATCAAGTCAATTTGGCAAGCCCCTGTTTTGTAGACTGTAAGGAAAGCTCTGGCAGTTAGGTAGTTAACTGACGCCTAAATTCACTAGGCGTCAGTTTATTTAGCTTCAAACGATTAGATTTCATGCGATTAAATGCAATTAAATGCAATTAAATGCAATTAAATGCAATTAAATGCAATGAACCCTTGATACTTTTGGCATGTAAATAAAAAAGCACCCTACACGGGTGCGAAAGTTAATGCCTCGTCTGTATAGCTAGCCCACTAAAAGAAATGGGGCCAACTACATCCGCTCTAGTATCTGGAGCCAGGTTTTCTGCAGTTAAACTGTAAACATGACAACCCGATCTTACATTACTATCAATCGCCTGAAATGTAACGACATAGTTTTGTTCAGAATCAGTTGACTCAATACCTACTAGTGTATTAAAAATCTCTATTCCGTCACGGAAGATTCTAAAAAGGATCTGAGAGATATTAGTAATGCCCCGAACACCAACAGTTGCTACTAATTCCACGCGATTAGGCACAGCGCAGGAATGGGGTATTCTAATTTTAATGTTTGCTAAGTCAGTTCTATTTGGCGTGCTATTGATAGTAAATGACTGTGCTACGTCGAAACGATCAAGTGGTTGAGTTGCATTATAATCGAGAATACGTACCAT